AATTACGTACAGAGTGGTTCGTTTAGGAAATTCTATGAGATTTACATTGGTGGCAGTCCACATGGCGTATGGACTCAATGTAAAATCATTATATACATTAGGTGCCAGTTGATCTGTAGTTTGTAAATTGGTATTAGTCATCACCCATTGGGCATTACCGTTCATCCATACTTTTTTTTCAAAACCATTTTGAGTAAAAGAGGCTACATAATAATTCCCTTGTTGGCTCCAACTTACGTTCATGGCATGCGGATATATCTTTTTCAGTGCTATATGAAATGTAGTGGGAGAGGTAGCAGACAAGGTGGTGATCAGTACCCATAATATCACACATATAGAATAGTATCTTTTCTTCATGGTCATTTAAATGTTTTGATGAGGTTGATAAAACAGCTTGGTTATACTTTTTGTTCGCCGGTATAAAATCTGATTTTGTGGACTTTTTCCACACTTTTGTAGTGTTGTCAACAGGTATCTACACTTCTAAAAATGGATATGTAAATATGTATATGCTTGATTTTTAATGAAGTATTGAGAAACGCAGATTTATGGCACGTTTCTTGTTTTATTGCTATCGGTAAAAATGAATAAAAAACAAAATAATTATGAAAAAGGTATTAGTAACATTGGTATTAGTAATGACTTTAGGCGTGTCTGTTTCTTTTGCTCAAGCGGCTCCGGTAGAGGTTCCGGTAGTGGAAAAGCCTCAACAATCTAAGAAATTGGTTTTTTCAGAAATCTATATGAATGATTTGCCGGAAGCTGTGATGGACAGGCTTGCGCTGGAAGGTGCTATGATAAAGCAGGCTTTTATGACCTATGGCATTGATGGAAGCCGTATTTATAAAATTAATGTTTTAACAAGTGATGCTCATGAACAGACATTGTTCTTAGGTGAAGATGGTAAAATTTTGAAATAGTTAGTATATTTATAATAGTGCTTTTACATGAATTCCCGGCTTGTGATAAGTCGGGATTTTTTTTAGTTAAATTGTTTCTTGACGATATTCGAAAAATAATTAAGAAATCTCTTGTACATAATAATTGTAGATTTTATCTTTGCCACTCGAATTTAAAAAAGATGATACCATGGAAACTTATGATATATATTTTAAAGAAGGTACTGATTTTGCTAATAAAGGATTTTCATTGAAGGATAAGGCTAAGGCTATTAGAATGGCTGAAGATATGTTGGCTGAACGCAAAGGATATGTGAAGGATTTTGTTGGAGGAACTATTTCCGTAATGTGTAAAGAAACGAAAGAGGAAGTTTGGTCCAAGCCGATAGAGGAGGTTTAAGACAACTTTTACACCTCTTTTTGCCTAGTCAATCACAGAGTTGTCAAATACAACCCTTGATTATATTTATGGTGAGTTCGTTATTGGCGGACATAAATATTTCTTTCTCTTCTAGGAATTTCCGGTATATTTCTCCCTTCATGCTTTTTGCCGGGCTGATATGGATAATGTCAGGTTTCATCCGATTGAGCGATGATTCTTTTTTATAAGATGCTTCAGTATAATTTTTCTTTCCATTCTGTACATTTTTGACATATAGTTGTTATTCATTAGCTGAATACATCGTAAACTCACCAATGAAGTCTTCTGTATAAACAGAGGTTAGTTACATAAATTTATAGTGATTTTTTGTCTATAATATATTTGCCATTGAAGTCTTGTTAGATTCCTTTGGTTCTTCTCTGTTTCCGGTGCTTGAGTAGCAGATCCATTGAATGTTTTTCCCTTTGTCCTTTGTGTAATATGGCAAACATAAAAGGAAAAAGAATTTATGTTGTTTGAACAATTAAGTTAGAACGTGTGTTTATGTAACTATTGTGATTATTGTTGTGCCGATGGTGTACAGGCATTGATACAACAATGATTTTTCATAAAAACTTTAAATTTATAAATTTAGGTAGCCCTGACTTGTGATAAGTCGGGGCTATTTGCTTATTATGTGCTATTAAACTTGGTCAACTATTGGTTAACAATTTTACGCAACAGTAACTCTTTGATGCAAAAGTGATAAATAAAATTTTTTGTTCACATGAAAAAAACTTTCTCAAAAGCTTTGTAGTATTGATTTTCTATGTATCTTTGCATCGTTATTATTTCGCGGGGTATTAGCTCATCTGGCTAGAGCGTTAGACTGGCAGTCTAAAGGTGGCGAGTTCGAGTCTCGCATGCTCCACTTTACAAACCTCTCTGTTTCAGAGGGGTTTGTGCTTTCTTAAGCTTCTCCAGTTTTCGTTTTTGGATAAAAAAAAGACAGTTTGTGCCACTTTTGGCAAAAAGAACTTGTCTAAAACGAATCCAGAACAATTATGACAACTCTTAAAGCTGCCGTTGTTCCGGCCAAGGTGCTGAAAAACGGCAAACACAGAATTCGTATAGCAATTGGTCATAAACAGGAAACAAGATACATCGTTACCCGATTTGAAATAGATAATACTGCTAATTTTAAGGGAGGGCAGGTGGTAGGTGTTCCTGATGCTGCACATGTCAATGCTAAATTACGTGGAATACTTAATTCATATCAGGATGCCTTGGATAAAATAAACACATCATCCTATACTTGTACCCAACTTGTCGAATATTTGTCCTCGGTAAAGCAGGGAGCTATCTCTTATAGTGTTGCTTCGGCTGACTATATGCAGAATTTGATTAAAGAGGGGAGAAGGACCACTGCTTCCTTATATCAAAGGGCGAGTGATTACTTCATTGAGTTTGTCAAATATGATATAATGCTTGATGGAATTACTCCCCGGACCATAAAGGACTTTGACATTTATCTAAAGAATGTCCGAAGGCTGGCTCCTGTTACTTGTGGTATGCACATGGCACATTTGAAGGCAATAATCAATCAAGCAATAAGGGATAAAAAAGTATCATATGACACGCATCCTTTTGAATATTATGAAAGACCGGCAGGAATGCCTAAAGAGCGTGATATCTCGGTAGCTGACGTAAAGAAGATAAGGGATGCGGAGATAAAAGAGAAGTCTCAGCGTGTTGCCAGGGATGTGTTCATGCTTTCGTATTATCTAGGAGGTATCAATCTGATGGACTTGATGCAATACAATTTCAAAGATGCGAAAATTATGGAATATGTACGTGAAAAATCAAAAAACACAAAGAAAGGTGATATGAAGATCAGCTTCACTATTCCTGAGGAAGCAAAACCGATTATCAAAAGATGGATGGGGCGTAATGGAAAGCTTGATTTTGGTTATAAATACTCTTATCCTAATTTTCGTAACTATGTAACAAAAGAAATTATAAGGCTAGGGGAGAGGCTGGAGATAGAATCGCATGTCGTATATTATTCAGCTCGTAAATCCTTTGTCCAACATGGTTTTGAGCTGGGCATACCATTGGAAACTTTGGAGTATTGTATAGGCCAAAGCATGAAATCCAACAGACCGATCTTTAATTATGTCAGAATTATGAGAAAACATGCTGATGAAGCCATAAGAAAGATTTTAGATAATCTAAAGTGAGGATTCAAGAACTAGAGCGATTGCTTCGGCAGTCGCTTCCTCTTTTTCTTTGTCTATCTCTGAGTTTAGCCGTTCTATCAAGTCCATATTCCCTGTGACAATCGTTTTTGTGCCCTCAGAGGAAGAAATTGTAAGCTCATAGTGTCCATAGCCTATAAACTTTTTAGATAGTTGATGAGTAGTTGGGGCTAATTTTGACATATGCAATTGCGTTAGTCTGCGGAAAAAGAAAACGGTTCCGCTTTCCCGTTGCGTTACATTCCGTAATCGAAACAGTGGGTACATTAATACTCCACACGGGGGTCGGAACCGTATTATGAAGAAGCTACAGGCAATAAAAATCGTCTGTAGCTCAATACGAGACAACGCCTCGATTACTTCAAAATGTAACGCAATGCAAAGATGGGTATTTTATATGACTTTACAAAAAAACAAAACGGGAAAATTCAAGTAAAGCATAGGGGTGTGGGCCAACAATAGGATTATAAAAGATGTGTCCTAATCGTTTTCTATTTTTATTTCTCTTTAAAAAAGAGTATTATTTCACCACTCAATGCATCTTTAAGTATTGCTTTTGTTATATTCTGTGCATCAAGAGTTATGAATTTCTGTTCATGTATTTCCCTATTAATATATTTTACCGATTTAATTTTTACTTTTCCCCAATTGCGAGTATTGACGTAAGCCTCTTTGAATTCAAATATTCGTTCTGTCTGTTGAATGGACTCATCTGCCAACTTGTCTAAAGTTGTGATGACCTTCCCTTTTTCATCGAAAACGTTATTTTCTATAGTTCCCAAAGGAAGATATTTTTCTCCCCATTCATTGCTACGTTCCACCAGATGCGCACTGAAATTTCTATATGATAGCCAATCTATATTATTTGCTTTTGCCCAATCTGCATCAAGTGAAAAAAGCTGCTGGGTTAACGATATATTTAAATTAAGCCTTGTTTCTGCTATTCTACAATCATCGTCTTTACAAGGAGTCCTTAATTCTTTTAGATTAATTCTATAGTAGTCCGCATATTTCTTTGCACCTTTCTGATATCCTACTTTTGTTATCATAATACCAGAAACATCTGCCAAATCAGACAAAAGTCCATAAAAATCCCGAACTTTACCAATAGGAATCTCTTTCTTATAATTTTTACATTCAATAGCTACTTTGTGTTGAATGCCGTTTATGCTATATTCCCAATAGACATCAATCTGATGCTTTTGTCCTGATTTACCTATAAGCTTGACATCATGCTTTACACTAGTAGTAATACCACGAGCATTGATTAACTCCTGATAGACTTCTTGTGTAAACCTTTCATATTCGATATTTTGATTCATAAGATTGTGACTTTTATAATAAATCCAATTCATTCAATAATTCCAGCAGACTTCAGTAGGCCGACAAATGGGCTTTGCCTTCTATCAATGTATGGCTTGACATTCTTAGTATTGATACATTCCATATTATGGATTTGCTTAAATACGGATATAAATTGATTCCTACTGATAGATTCACCATTCATAGCCCTAACGCTCCCGTTTTTACCACCTTTGTATTCTATAAAATCAAAAGTTGCTATTGCATTGTATTTAATGATACCAGTAGAAGAGAAAAATTGTTTATTTTTATCAATATAAGCTATTACTACATTCCAGATTTCATTAGCTGGCATTTTCTTGTATTTGTTTTTGATTTTCATGATAGATATTTTTTGCAAAAATACAGAAAATATAGAAACGAAAAGATTATCGCATAATAGTCTTTATGATGATGCGAATTTTGTAACTCCTTAGATTTTGCTTTACTTGTGTAAATATGAACTAAATAAACTCTGTTTTTTCACTTTTAACTCCTCAATAATGTCTGATAGCATATATAATACATAGAATGGTTTTGATTCATTCAAGTGTTTTAATATATTCGCACTTATTGAAACAATTATTAAACAATGTGATATGAAGAAAAAAATGTATTTTGTTTTGATGGCATTATTGCTGTCGTTTACTTTTAATGCCTGTTCTTCCGATGAATCGGCAGAAGTTCTTCCTGAAAAAGAAGAACCGGAAGTTCCTTCTGAGAAATATGAAAATGATGTTGTTAATCCTGATTATGTACCTATAGATTGGGGGAAAACAAAATTACATGAAGTGGATCAAGAGAATGGAAGATATTCATTTGGTGCTTCGTCTGAAACTGAAAATTTAAAACCAGGCTCGATACTTACAATTGATGCTGATACGGCGAATTACATTGTTATTGTGAATAAGCTAAAACGTGATAATGGTAAAATAAGTATAGAAGCCAGAAAGGGGGACTTATGCGATATATTCGCCAACACAGAATTTACGTTATCAACCGGAGGACAATCTGCAAGGAATTCAAGCAAAAACGTAATTCTTCCTCAAAAAATATCTTTTTTGGACATGGATGGAAAATGGAAGGAATATAATTTTATGAATTCAAGAGCCCCTTCACATTTGACGGGTAATTTGTGGAAATGGAACAATGATGAACTTGAAGGCCGTGTTTTATATGAGCATCCAAAGTTTAAAATTTATTTGGAAAAATCTGATTTTCATATTGATATTGATTTAAACATGACTTTAAGTTTTAGTGGGCGAACACTTCAAGAAGTGAAAGATGATATAGAAAAACAATACAGGAGCAAAGCCTTGTCTATTGCTGCAAATATAGAAGGGCGTTTTGAAACAAACCAGCAGCTCAGACTTGATGCATGGCATCAATATACATGTGATAATGATGAACGTATAAAAGAATTGAGTAAATATCTACCTAAAATTAGAGTTGTTTTTTCTGTACTTGGAGTACCTGTTGAAGTATCATTAAATGCAGATGTATATCGTGCGGTTTCGTTTAGTTTAGATGGTGAAATCAGTGCTTATATGGGATTCACAGACAAAGCCAGTGGTACACTAGGCTTTCAGTGGAACCAATCTGATGATAGACTTGACCCTGTTAAAGACTTTAAAAATGAACTTAGTGTAACTTATCCGACAATGAAAGGGAAAGGGGATATGAACGGGAAGGTATGGCTATACCCACGTATAAGAGTTATCTTATATGAATTATTAGGGCCGTCCTTTGATATCAGACCCTATATGCGGACGAGTATCCATGGAGGGTTTTATGAAGAATTATTGTCTTCTTCAAAAGATTTTTGTGCGTGGGATCTTTCTAATTATGTAGGATTAGATGCTAGGGCTGGATTAAGCTTAATGTTTGTAGGACACGAAGTCAAGAATATTTCAACAGGTGATATGAACATATTTGATAAATGTATTTATCATTCTCCTTATGATATTCGTTATGTGTCTTCTACGTCAAAATCTGTGCAAAAGAATGTTCCTAATACCGTAAAGTTTGAAGTTTATGATATGGATTCAATTCTCAATAAAAGTATCCCTACTATCCTTCGTCAGATTGTCAAATTTGAAGGAAAAGGGGAACTTTCTTCAAAATATGGCATAGTTGATCATGGGCAGGTATCTGTGGAATGGATTCCCACTTCTTTTAGAGATACATTATATGCAAGACTCTATAATGTGGATGGTAAAATAATGAAAGAAGCGAAATTTTATGGAGATACACAAATCAATGTTATGACAGGAAATGCTTCTGTTGAAAAGACGGATGTTATATGTTTTGGCAAATTGGAGGGTATTGACGATTTTTCAGAAGTGGAATACGGTATTAAAATAAATGAAAACCATATAGTATCTCACAATATCAATAATTCGATATATTCTGTAGAATTATCAGATCTTTCCGAAGGTAAATACAATTATTGTGCTTATGCAAAGATTGGAACAGAAATATATTATGGAGATATCAAGACATTTGTTATTGAAGCGGATAATAAAGAACCCACTCCGGGGCAAGCTGTAGACTTGGGACTTAGTGTCAAATGGGCAGGTTGGAATATTGGAGCCAACAAACCTGAAGATTTCGGTAGTTATTATGCTTGGGGAGAAACAGAAGAGAAATCGGTCTATGAATACAAAACTTATAGTTATTGGCAAGATTTAGATGAAAGTGGAGATTATATTTTACCTGATTGCAAAGGAGGAGATTGTATGAATTACGCGGAGTTTGTCAATATCGGCAATAATATCAGTGGAACGAATTATGATGTGGCACATGTAAGATGGGGAGGCAATTGGCGTATGCCAACTGATGATGAATGTATAGAATTACATAAATGCAAGCAGAAATGGATTGAATATCATGGAGTTGGAGGGTTGCTTATAACCGGTCCTAATGGAAACAGTATATTCCTTCCTGCTGTTAAGTATAAAGGTGAGAATGTATCAGGTGGATGGTCTAAAGCTTGGTATTGGACAGCATCAATACACAAGGATTTATCTTCCAATGCTTGTTATTTAGGATTCAACAATGACAAATATGGAACAATGACAGGAGGTATGTTTCGTTGGTTTGGTGCAGTAGTCCGTCCTGTTTGTGACTAATAATTCCAAAGAGGCTGATCCAAAATTGAAAAGGATCAGTCTCTTATTGTAAATACAAATTATTTTTAATCAATCTTTCATCATTCTATGTATAATGCAAAGAATTCCAAAAATAATCGTAGCAAATAAAATGTTTGTTTCCATAATTATCTACCTATTTGTTTTATGGTACAAACATCGGGAAATATTCTTTGCTATTATAACAATTACTTTCTAATTGCTTGCTAATTAATTGCTTCCAAAGATACAAGGAATAATATTGGTCGGATTTATTCATAAAAAGCCCGACTTATGCAAGCCGGGGCAAACTTTATATGATAAGGGGACTTTTATGAAAATAAAGATAGTGATTTATCAAGGTGCAACTATAGATTTTACTATATAATTTCCAGCAAAATTGTATTTTAAGCAAAAACTCAGTTATGACTGAGAGCTTTCCTTGCCTAAGCTATTTTATTTAACAAGTCTTATTTAATAGATTCAAATTGTATGCTTCCTTTTTTGTAATATACTGTCATTGCTATTTAAAGTTTTGCCTCTTTTAACTTCAATAGAGGGTTTATCGCTATTAGTTGATATTATTTGATTGTTTTTATATAAAAAATAAACCAATATGATATAAATAATAACCCCTATCGCGCCAAATAGAAAACGTCCGGTTGATAAATACTTCCTCCAATTTATTTTCTGTAACAATAAAGGGGAGAACAATAAATATAAAGACATAAAAAGTAATAACAAAACACCTAATCCAACTGTATTTGATATTAGCATAGATATGCCAAGTGTTGTATTATTCATAAAAATATTTATAGTACCAAAGAGAAAGGTAATAGAAGCCGTAAATACGGCAATTGTATCAAATGCCTTTTTGTCAGCGTCTTTTATACTTTCTTTTATTTTTTCTATTTCTCTTCGTTCTTTAGATAAATTTAGTAAGAAAATTAGATTATCCTTTTCTTTTTTGAATAACGCTAGCTCCTCCTTTAATTTTTTATAATCTATATTTCTAGCAAAAGCAGATGGAACAAATAATTTTAAATCATAATCACTAGAATAAACTAAAGACTCCTCAAAAGGTAATTGAAAAGGAAAAAATTTATGAAATTCACTCCACTTTAAAGCATCTTCAAAAGAAACAATCAATCTTTCCAGTTCATCTATCTTATCATTTAATAATTTTTCATCAAAATCTGTTTTCTGTAAATGACCTTTAATACAGGATATAATAGATTCTATAGCTTTCTCATATGGATGAAAATTCCGAACGCTCGTTATAGACTGTACGTCTTCTATCTTCCTTAATTCCTGTTTAATGCTTTTTAGATCAGGATTGCATTTTTGAATAAAAGCTGAAAAACGGCAATTGTGTAAAAAGTTGAGAACAGAATCTAAAGAGAACTGATTGTATTGAGTTTTGAACTCATCATTATTCCTAAATACAGGATTCCTGAATTCTTCATATATTCCGATATACTTTTCTATAATAGAATCCATTTGACCTATTTCATTTTCATTCTCCAAATTTTGTTTATAATACATCATTAAGAAAACGAATGACTTTACTTTTGGAGAAGAGGATTTAATATCATCAAGAAGTTTTTCCTTTGTTTTTATCTCTTCGTGAATAAAATCTTTATAATCACCAATATCTAGTGTCGAAGGATTTATAGTCTCTCGATTAAAATTTATTTCATTATCAAAACGACTCTTTTTTACGCGCTGTATGATAAAATTGCATTTAAACAATAAAAGAGAATGGATTTTCTTTATTTCTCTAGAACTACTTCCTCTTATAAATTCTTTAATAGTATTCCTTATAGATAGCAAATTCTGAAAATCTTTCATTCTTACAGGTAAAAAATAGTCATATTTGCACAATGGGATAGTAATGTTTACGAATGAAGAAAGGGCGTTATCTTTAACTTTATCCATAACTCCAAAAACTCCATATTGTTCACTTATGGGAGTAGGAGTAAATTTATTTTTAGAAGTATTTATAAACAGCTGATAAAATCTTAGTGCATTAAATAATGAGGCATTTAAAATATCAAACTCTGTTCTCAGTTTGATTAAATTATTCTCTGTGGATTTATTAGGAGATGGATTAAATTCCAATATATCAACATCATTTATAAAATTTGAAAGTATGTCGTTTATACTAGGAGCTTCAATATATTCTCCACTAATAATAGAACGGGTTAACAATATAAAACTTTTTTCTATAAAGTTATTTATTTTATCATAGGCTATTTTAACCTCGTCTTCATTTTGTCCATCTAAAGGAAGCCAACCTTTATCATCAAGGAATATATTCTTATATTCTTGATAACAATCCTCTATTTCCATGAGTAATTTCTATATAAAACATTTACTAGCGTCTTCTCTAATAGATTCTGTAGTCATCTTATAGCTTAAAGCTCCTATAAAATGAGCGAAATCTATAGACTTATTCCAACTTTCCCATTTATGAGTAATTTCCACCAATTCAAAGGCATTTAATTTTATAAGAGATTCATTTGTATGCCTCAATTCATTAACAGCTCTCCTTATATCATCAAAGTCTTCTACATTATAAGGCAAATTAGTCATAGTATTTTTAGGTTGAATCATTCTATCACTTACGATATAAGAAGGCAAGCAATCATTTTGAATGGCATTGTATATATCACTTTCAACGGGTCCATAAGGTAAAGCATGGAAATTATCAAACACATTTAATAAATCCTCACCACCATCTTTCTTAGGAGCAGCAACTAGAAAAAGTAATTTTAAAACAGACAATTTGGACAACACCCTACATGTATTTCCTGTATTGAATGCTTCTCTCCATTCATTCAAAAGTGTTATCATATAATCAAATGCATATATCTTATCCATTGCCATAATAGTTGGTTTTATATTATTCTTACAATGCTTTTATCATAGTATTTGTTTGCAAATAACGCAATTTTAGCTCTAAAATGGAAGTTTTTCGCTAAATAAATGCAAAAATAGGTCATTTTTAGCATCAACATTGCATTTGCAGTACGAAAACGCCCCGACCCATCACGAGCCGGAGCATCTAAATTTAAAGTTTTTCTATTTGCTCCGCTTGATTATAAATACTACAACCAGCAAAACAGCTATTCCAACACACATCCAACCTATTTGTTCCGGTAATGTGGATTCCTTATTGTCTTTTATTTCTTCTGACCGGCTTTTCTCATGGTTCTGAGAAGACAACTCCTTGTCAGCATCCACTTTCATACTATTCTGTATTTCTACATTTGTTTCCTCCTTCTTCCTGAGGTCACCTTTTATCTGCCCGTCAGCAAGTAACGGACGTTTACCTGTCAGACTGTCAACCGGCTTCCGGGTATCATAAACACGGAAATCAATCACATAACTGCCTTCAGTAGCAATGAGGGTTGATAAAGAGGTATGAGAACCTTCCACCACATGAACAGATTCAGATATGCTGTCAGTACTGACAACTTCCCTTTCTTTCATTACAGCCTTATGCGAGCTGCCACAGGCAAACAGCAGGAACAGACACATAAAGGGAGCCAGCAATATATGCCGGCTTACCCAGTTCATAACCTTAGCCAACATAAGAGATATCATTTATACGGTTCATCCAGCCCCGTTTGAACTTGTTATTTGCAGGGCGCTTCCGGCATATATCCTCGATGAAATCAAACCGTGCAATCTTGATCTGATCAAACAGTTCACGTGGATTACGGGAATTGACTGCGGCAAGTGTCTTAGACCCGACAATGCCATCAGGAATCACGCCAAGCAAATCCTGCGGTATTTTGATACCGTGCACTCCGCTTGCCCAGATCCAATCGACAAGGATATCAGCTATGGATTGGGATTTAATTTCGTCAGCTTTCCACCTGTCCCAATACATGGTTTTCAAAATCTCCGTCCATTCCTCTTTCGTGATGTTTTTCAATCTTTCAACCGTAGGCTTGGGATAGCCTTTCTTTCGGCAATACGCTTCATAAGTTCCAATGGTCACACCCATATTGGTAGCCCCTCCTAAATCGTCCGGGTCATTTACAAAACCGCCTTCCCACTTCAGGATAAACGGTGCAAGTTTTTTCACATCAGCCATTTTTCTTTTCCTCCTTATCTTTAATTAATGTAGTCCTGCGTGGTGGAATACGACGACCGCATTCGCTGTCAGGCCTGTCACAACGGTTATGCTCGGCATCTTTCAATTGCAGTTCCAGCTCGTGGCACTTATGAATCCATGCCAGCTTATCAGACTGTTCATTACGAAGCTCAACGTATAACGCATCAATCTTGGCGTCACGCTGGGCGATGCGTTCTTCCAGCCAGTCAACCTGCTTACGCTCGTTCTCATCCTCCATCGAATCGGCGGACGCATCCTCTTTCCGTGCGTTAGTCTTGCGGTTCACCCAGAACGTGACACCCCAGCGGACAGCCTCCAATCCTCCGAAAGCCCCGATTATAGCCAACCAGTCGTTTAATTCCATTTCGTCTATTGTTTATCTGAATTATAAAAATACACACCTCAAAGATATCCCTATCCGTTTGCATCATCGCTGCCAAAGCCCCGAAATCCATTGCCACGATATGACAATAAAAAAAAGAGCCTGCTACGGAATTTAATCCGCAACAAGCTCTTGGTCTTACACATCTGCAAAGATAAAAAATCACATTCCTGTTTCAAACTTTTTCACCTAAAAAAATAGTAGAAATAGATACATGGTAGAAAGTGGGTAGAATCCTAAGAAAAATATCTTTTGTTCTACCCTATTTTTTGAACAGAATTTATCTGATTCATTTCCAATGCTGTTTCCAAGTTCCCCCGGAACTTAGGCGGATGAAAGGAGATATTATGGCAAAAATGCATAAACTGACCAAGGGTGGACAAACCATTTATCCGGCTACTATCTATGACGCTGTGGTCAACCCTACCAGCCGCAAGAGCCTGACTACGGAACTGTCCGAGTTAAAAATGGATATTATTAATCAAAAAAAGGGAGAAAATATTATTGATAATTTTGATCAAAGTACGGCCTATATTGTATATGGTAATCAAGGAGAAATAGCATCAAGTATAGAAAAAATCACAAACAATGCGACATTCATAGCAACAAAATTAGAATGTAAAGCCGGAGATCGATTTCTGATTACTGGAAAGTGCGTTTCTGTACAAGCTAGGGCCTATGTTTTTGTTGATGAATCCGATAGGATTTTGTTAAAAGCAAGCCAAACATTCGTTGGGGAAAAATCTGTAATTGAGGCTCCGGAATCTGCCATTACCGCTTACTTTACACTGACAAAATCTGAATCTGTTGAATTTGTAATATTAGACCCGTCAATAGAAGAATTAGATGACAAGATTACTGAGACAAACAAATCCCTTACAAGCTTAGAGGAAGAGGTGTCAAATATTATTATAACCGAAAGCGGGATAGAAGAAGAAATCTACAACAGCGCTTATTTGTCTAAAGATTATATATCAGCTGGAGGCACACTGGGTACCGCTGCAAGATACTGGTCTGTAAGAATACCTGTGGCAAAAGGATTGAGGTATAAACTGGATTCTTCAAATGTCAGTAATCAAACAGTATTTAGAATTGCCAAAACCGTAGAAAGAGAAATAACAGAAGTCTTAATCAATGAGGCTTCACCAGAGACAAAAAATTATGAAATTTATTGTGATGGTTCATTTAATTATATACTTTGGACATTAAGCAATGCCTATGATTTGGAAGGCACTCCAAGTGTCAAGAGAATAGAGGGGGGAGGAAAAAAATTAAGTCCTGATATTCAGATTCCACCTGAATCATTGCCCGGTTTCGAAGATAGTATAAAGGATATAACAGATAGACTTGATGGAGTTGTTTATAAAAGTAATATTATCTATTGTTATGCCGATCAGGAAACGGCAAATCAATTTCAAGCTATTGAAGACGGGGTTAATATATTTGTAGGGTACAATGCCAATGTAAACTCCATTCAGAGAGCTATAAATACCATACCAAGAGATACAGATAAACAATGGTATATTTTTGCTGTAGGGGAGTTCAGGACATCATCATTTAATCATTTTGCAACGGAAGACCCGTTATCGGGAGAATCACAGGAAGATTATGTCTGTTATATAGAAATGGTTGACAGGCAAAATATTCATTTGTTCGGTGTTGGTAATAGGGCTACAAAAATAGTATGTGATATGCCTGACAGTGGTTTCCCAACACCTGTATCTAATTTACATCCATTGTTGATAAAAAAAACTAGGAATTGCAGTTTCCACAACTTTTATATTTTTGGAAAAAATGTAAGATATACCGTGCATGTTAATGGCATTAAAGAAAGCGAATCTAATAAATTATGGTTTGACAATGTGGAATTCGACAGTGGAAAGAATAATGGAGAGGCTGCGGATAGCTGGCCGTATGGTTCCCAAGCAATAGGTATAGATATTGCATCTAACATGAATCTGATTTTTACTAATTGTATAAATCCATGCTTGAGAGGACATTTTGGCAGTATGGGATATGGAAGACATTTTATCCTGTTTAAAGGGTGCTATTTTTATTCCGATGCAACCAATGTGTTGCCCTCGGAAAATATTCCATCCCCAAATAGTTTTATAGATTATAGGTTTATAGGTAACAAGTTCTATGGGCTTTCAACGTTATTTAATGGGTCTTTAAAAGAATCAGGTGTAAAGATGAAAATTAGTGGCTGGGGGAATAGTATTGTTTATTTTCCCAAACCAACTCTGTATTTTAATGAAATAACGGATATTGCACAGACATATAAAACTGAAAGTTCGATATTAGCCGGTAATTTGGTGAATCTATATGGGGATAAGGCTAATGGTAAAATTGAATCTGTTGCTATGTTCAACAGCTCAGACGGGAAAGTTATTTGTGCCAAAAATATCATGTATGAAATAAATAATATTCTTGTTTCAGAGAACTATCTTCCTAAAGATGGAGATTACTGTAAGGCAGTAGATGGATTATTGGCGAAATCAGAATATCCTACTAATGCTTATGTTTTAGTAAGATCAGGTATAAAATATTTAATAGTAGAGTAATCCATCAACTATGATGTAAGGGCTGATCTTGGTGTAGGTCAGCCCTTATGTTTAGAACCATTCCGCATCCGGATGTACTTCTACGGACAGATGGTTCATTATTTTAGTTATTAACTTTCGAATCATCATAATTTACATTTTTGTATCTTCGATATAAGGACTGGCCAGATCCATAAGAACATATTGAATCAAAGCATCAATGACAACGTTAGCTATCTTCATACCTCCTGCGGAATTTGGATGAACTTGATCCTGCAAATACGTTGTGATATTAAGTGTCGATATTCCACTTAATGCATTTACATCAATAACGGGAACAGAATATATTGCACATACTTCTTTTATCACACTCCCGTAATCTTGTATCGTCAATCCTATATTATTTTTATAAGGATAATCGGCATTATTATGAGAATTGTAAAAATTATGTGGAATGCAAGCGAAGATCTTGGCATCCGGCAATCTTTTGATAATCTTTCTCAACATTAGTCCATAGGCATATTTTAAATGAGTTTCGTCCTGATCGTCAAGTTCCCCGATTTGGGCATTTGCCGTGATATCATTAGCAGAGGCATATATAACTAATACATCCGTATCGGTCGGAATAGTATTTATTCGTCCGTCACCACACATATTATCCTGTATAGTGATAGTTCCTTCCTCAGGATGAGCGGCATTATAGTAGCCATTTTCATCCACCTTTTTGGTTTGTGGAGAAATGGATGTAACCTTGGAACCTCCGATACCTCGACAGTAATGCGTTGAGAATTGAAAGTATTTCCATACATACTTCTGCCACGAGATCAGCTCAACGATAGAATCTCCAAACGAGCAGAATTTCTTCCCTCTATATGCCATATTGATTATTTCATCCCTATCTAACTTTACATTTCTTACATTTTGTGGGTTGCAGGGAAAATAATTCAATGAAACAAACGGGAAGTCCGCACTGTCAAAATTAAAAATTATATATTCCCAATTTTTCTCACCCGTCATCACCTCCCTGAAACGTCTTCCTTGACTACCCCTATATCCAATCCACATGCCATCTGCTGTATACACAGCAACTGAAAAAGCATTGGTAAATACAGATGTAACATTGTCAACGATTCTAATCAATCGTGTAGTACTATAGGCTTCATTTGACTGTAACGATCCATTTACATTATTATAACCATCAATAAGATTATTGTTTGTTATCAGGTTTTTATCGAAAAAAGTTTCAGGAAGCTGTGTTATACCGAATTCAAGCGGAATAAAATTTTCATCAAATGATAGATAATAGAAATCTCTTGCGCTGTTGTTCCACGCCCTACAATATGACGCTTCTGAGGGGATTTCTCTTTTTGATATATTCTTTCCTGTTGGAGCACCCATGTTTATCGTGCTAAGCAGCGTGTCATCATCTCGATAAAAAGAAACTGAATATGCATTGGTATAGACATATTCTTTCCCTACCGGTATATCAATTTTTTCTATGACAACTCCATTCCCATTTACAATATTTCCAGAACCGTCTATCGTTTTGTTTATAAACAATAGTTCATCATATACCTTGTTGATTGACACATCCTGCAACATGTGTCGTATTTTCATCAAGTCGTTTTGAACTTCTTCAAGAGAGTCAATGGTTAATACTTCAATCCAATTCTTGTCATTTATCCAAATTGAATTCTCTACACTATCAGAATTGTATATTTCAATTGTGAACCTGTCTTTATTTTGATATGACAAGATAAATCCTTTTTTCCGGTTAATACTGTCTATCGACAACCTCGTACTAGCCTTGTTTGAATTATACACAACAGAATCGTACATGTAGGAATCAAGTGGTATATAATTACTCGTTTCAGAATTGTACAGATATACCCTATATCTGTTTGCTGAATCTCTATAAGTGAAAACCAATCCGATTTTCTTATTGTAAGTATTCGGCAGAGCATTTCTTGCAGAATCAGGCGTATTGTAATTATTGCCGGTTATTGCCGTGATGTTGATGAAGGGAAATTTGGTCGATGGCAACAACTGGCACCAAAATAAATCGTCGCTCCAATATTGATCATCCATTGATGTTCCCATATACATTTCAACAGTGATATCTCCGGTTGTTCCATTCCTATAACTTAAAATTTTTCCTGTGCTTCTATTTTCTTTTGGGATCCCAAGTCTGGTTTTCGAAAAGTCTGTATTAAATTGTGTTGAAATGGCACTTCCTTTATTCAAATCCGACAGTTCCGAGGTCAGACTCTTTCGTGTCTTGGGGTTGACCACTGCGTCATAAATGGTAGCTGGATAAATGGTTTGTCCACCCTTGGTCAGTTTATGCATTTTTACCATAATGTATCTTATTATTAGCCTAAGTTCCGGGGGAACTTAAGCTATCATTATTTTATGTAACTATTTATTTAACTATTAAATCATTATTTCTCTTCCGGTGGCAGAGGAGGTACAAAATCACTCAGCACATCATCATACTCCCTCTCTGACAGAGGGACGCTCTGCACCGCATTGTATGCGGCATAATCCGGATAGGAAATGATCTCCGCCGTGCTCTCATCCGTCTTTCCGGCAACGAGGATAACACCTGTATTCTCCACCGATACAAGATTGCAGATGCCATCGGCAAAATCAGCATCGGAAAGATAGTATTCGCGTTTGACCGACAGAGCACCGGGACGTAGTCCATGCCTGTCAAAAATGACCAGCAGACCACCATCATCAAGCCTGCGGCAGTTCTTGTACCCGTGCCCGTCAAACTCCGCAACGACACACCCCGACAGGACTGTGCGGTAAGTGAACCGGAAGGGAGTATTCACATCCCCGTTCAAGTTCTTCTCTATGATTTTAAAATCGGACTGATAATTGATTCTCATAACTATAATATTGATGTTACATCGTCTATCTCCTCGGCTGTCAGGTATCCGTTCAAGTCAACACTTCCGCCACCTCCTGTCGTGCCTGTAGGACTCCATGTCCCCTTTATCTTGCATTCATATATAGGGCCCGGTATGGTATCCCCCACAACAGCCCAGTCACCTACAACAGGAGATGGAACAGCCTCTTCCAGCAATTTAAGAGTAGAAAATAATCCCTTGTTGCGGATACCGTTCTGCTTGACCTTTTCTAGTTCGGTAGAAGTCTTACTAAAGTTGTTGTTAAGACGGTCTGCCGCCTCACTCCAAGTACCTGTCTTGTTAATACTATTCAGTTCCATATCACTTCTTTACTTTTAAAGTCCCGTTTGTCACGACTCCTTCTACTGTCTCATATTCCACATATACCTGACCTGACGAAACATCATCTTTCCCCGGCCAATTACTGCAATCAATATTGGCCACATGCTTATACACACCCACTCCATTATATACCGGTTTCATTCCGACTAACAGCGTTTCGCCTTTAGAACCATAGAAGGATACGTTATTGGGATTAAGAATGATATCCGTATTTTCCACATGATTCTGTATTCTGATACGTTCCGGATATACAGTCGTTTCTAGTATCAATTGGTCCCCTGCATATTTCCGCAAAATCAAATCACCATATTCCCATCCGTCCGATGATGTGTCGAACCTTAATATCAAGGTGGTATGTCCTTCAGTCGTGTACATTTCAAGAGTATTTTTATCCGGATCAATGACAATGCGTTTCCCGTCAACAGATGTTTCTACTTTTCCGCGGAAAAATCCGCCCAAGGCTTCAACCACACCTCTGAACTTACCACCCAAGGCATAAATATAGCCGCGCAGGAACGTATCGCCACCATGAGTGGCAACGAAGTTCGCCATATTCGCCCATTCTTCATCGGTGGGTTGATAATTCGGATCATTACGAAACCTCATTACGGTTAATATAGCCTGTTGCAGCGTGCCACCTGCCCAGAATGCCACATCATCATCGTCATTGTATATGCCGCTCACTCCGGCGGTGACCTTTTGCATCTTGCCATCCTTGTAGTTGCCCAGTTGGATCATATTGGCAAGGATCAGACCGCCAAGGATGTCCACAGAACCATCCTTGATTGCACTGGCGATATAATTAATCGCCTGAAAACCGGCTGTTGCCTTGTCATTATCAAGAATGGACGGTTTCCAGTCTGTGGCGATGGTTCCACGCTCTAATTGAAGGTCACAAACGGTTGCGGTACCACTAATAAGAAATATACCACTGCCATTGAAGGTGATCTTATGGGTATATCTCTGATAAGAGGACGTAAGAGGCTGAGTTGTGCTGAAATCACCACACGAAACAGACACAGATGTACCCTTTGCTTTATAGCTGATAACATAACTTTCTCCTTTAATTAATGATACAGACTGAGACAAACTACCGATTGCGGCAGAGTATCCGGAGCCGGCAGCACTGTCCGCGGATACGGTAGCCACACCCGTCCAATGCTTGAGTTGCTTGCTGTATAGCTCGGTGGCCGCTGATAACTCGGTAGTGGCAGACAGTTCCTCCGTTTCGTAATCTCCAGTAAACCCGGAATTGCGCAACAGATTTACACTGCCAACGGCGGCGTTATCTATCGCATCCTTAGCATCTTGGGCAAGATCTGCAGCAGCCTGTATCTCATCCGGAAGACCTTCCATATTTCGCCATCCGGTGGAACCCTGCTCGATATGGAACATACCCTTGATATCAACACCGCCTTTTTGTGTATAACGGATGTAAGTGCTCTCATCCTTGGCACCGATATAGGCATCACCATACACATTGATATAGGCGTGTCCGGTGGACTTGTCAAAGCCCAGCCCGATAACTTCTTTGCCAACCAAAGAAAAGGTATTGATACCTTGATAGAAAGTAATGGAAGGGGAAGTTTCATTGACTGATGATAAGATTATAGCTGCCTGACGGGTGATATCCGCCAAGTGTCCCAAGCCAATAATATCATCACCGGCAACCGGGATATCACTGTCCTTGTCGGCATTGGTTTTGCTCAAATCAATATAGTCAGATCCTACACCTGTCACCTCACGCCAATAGTAGCGGTTGGATACATTGTGAGATGTACCTTCTTTAATGTTAAATTCTTGGGCTAATGCTAATGTACCGACTGTAAATTCGTTATTGATTGTCACTCCATCGACTTCCGACAAAAAGAAACAGCGGTAGCTCTCATCAAGTTCCTCCACCCTGACACACTTCATTCCGGCCGGAGATATGATCTGTTCACCACCAACATGCGTTTTCTTTTTCACTTCAAGTTCATCAAAGACAGCCTTAATCTTCACATAAAGCCGGTCAACAACGGCTTGAGAGGTACCATCTTCCAATACAGTAATTCCACTACCGTTCTTACCTATAAGTAAACCCTTCAAAAAAGTGATCAGCTCATTGGCGGCGTCAGGGTTTCTCTTGCTGATAAATTCATTACGTGATCTCAGGGAGGAGTAAGCCGTATAGTCACTGGGGGCTTCCGTATCTCCCATTTTCAGAAGTCGGATAAACGTCTGCGCCAGCTCCTGCGCCAGCGTGTATTCCAGATTGTTCAGCGTCGAGTCCACGGATGACTTCCATGAGGTGCTGACCGCCGACGAGCAGTCAATGGAAGCCTCGGAAAGATTGCCCAGTTTCCTCTCTATTCTTGTGATGCGGGTGTCAATATATCCGTTCTCAAAATACTGCGCGTCCTCCAGTCTCACCCTTTGCCCGAGCGATAACGGCACACTGTTTTTATCCACATGGATGTAATCCGTGTCGCCGGAATAGATGGATATGTCCTTGCTGTATTCTGTCAGGAAGCTGTCAACCGCCTGCTTGTACTGTTCTTCCGCTATCGGGTAATACTCATCCGGCATGCGGATATTCGTCAGGATATACGTGTCACCGACGTTCGGTATGATGTTGCCTCCCGGTATCTGGGTATTCTCGTCCGGGTAGGTGTTGATGATCTCGAACTCCTGTGTGTCGTTATGCCAGTTGCACTCGAACTCCCTTCCGGAGAGGTCGCCGTTTTCGAAGGTGATGTGTATCACCTCGCCGCCGATCATGTATTCATCCGGATTGAAGGGCAGATCCTTGTCCTTGATATAATAGACGGTGTATTCCTCCCCGTCCGTATTGGTCTGCTCCTCGGACCTTACCGAGGATACCGTACCCAGACGGTGCGGGAATATATCCTGAAAGGCCGCTTCCTCGCGATGCTCCTTCAGGCCCAATTGAGTGTTCAGGTCGATATACTTGTCCCGTGACGGCAGTTGCAGATGGGTGTAGCCGTATTTTGACGGGTCAATATTTTTGGTTGAGCCTACGGGGATCAGCCGTGTGAACCATTTGATCGAATTGGAATTCTCATTCTGGGTCAGTCCCGTCTTCAATCCCTTCATATAGCCGAGCGTGACCCGTTCGCCGTGTTCGCATTTCCCTATGTTCAGGTATTCCCCGTCCAGCCACCACTCGGTTTCCCAGGCACCGGCTATCTCGCCTGCCGCATCCCAGCAGAACAGGCCGTTGAAGTTGATGGTCTTCCGGTCGCCGGTGACGGCCTGGCCTGCACGCCACGTCACACCGTCGGTGTTGCGGTTCATGTTCGCCACCAGCTTTTCCAGCATTTCCATCGGCGTGCCGTCATAGGCGAAGACGGACTCAAGGTCGTCCTCCCCCTGGTTCAGACGGCAGAACAACAGGTCCTGCATGTCGTGCTCGCGGCCGTAGAAGCTGATATTGTAGGTGTATTTCTGTGTGTCGGTCTTTTTCGGCCGGTACTCCTTCTTTATGGAGAACCGTTTTCCCGATATCTCCACATAGTCGCCGACCGACAGGACGAAGAACTCCCAGGTGGTGAAGTTCACCGTCACCACGAATTCCGCCCCCACCTCCTCGGTCCACCGGGACGATGAGTCGGGACTGACCTTCCTTTTCAGGGTTCCCTGCCTGTTGTAGATCGCAAGTTCCATTTATGATGCTTTTAAATCGTTTTTAATCACTGTTTGAAAAAGGTTTCGGCTCGCGCAGCGTGACCGTGAATCCGGCTATCTGCTGGCCGGTACTTCTGATTGTCGTGAACTGGCTGTACCGGGTATATTCCTTCAGATAGACCTTCATCACCCGGCCTATCTCCGGGACATCCAGCGTCAGCCATCCGGACTTCAGCAAGGCAAGCACGGCGTTGTAGTTATTGAACCACCCGGCCCGTGTATCCGCAACCACCGCCATCTTCAGCGTGATGTCCCTCGCCTCGTAGCGGGGAAGCAGGGTTTCGGGCAGCTCCTCGCCGTCAAGCTCCCGGTAGCTGACGGATGTGTACTCCTTCATCTTCGGCGGCTTCATCAGCGAGTCGTAATTGGTATGGTCCCCCGCGTTTTCCTCGTACAGGAAACATCCCAGGGACGCCATGTCCGTCCCGTTTATTTTCAGCAGTCCTTCCTCCACTTCCATAGTCCTATGTTTTCAGTTTCACACCGCGCCGGAGCTCCGCGATGTTCTCGTTTATCGTCTCGAGGTGTCTGAGGTACTCCGAATTCCCCGCAATTTTGCCCAGGGATGTCGCCATCCCCTCGAGATGCCTCGTAAGGTTGTTGTCAATGTTGATGATACGGTCAAGGGCCGCGTTGCCGATCCCCTCCAGCCTTCCGGCCGTCTCCTCGGTCATGGAGGTGACGGTTCCGGCCCGGCCGGACTGGGAGGAGCCCTCCGGCTGCCTGATGTCGATCCCGGCATCCTTCAGGTAGCCGCCGACCAGGTCCATGATGTTCTGCAGCTCGGGTATGGCGCTCTGGTAGTCGCCTACCAGGCCTTCGGTGCGTTCGGCCACCTTCTTCATCAGCTCCGTCTCGTCGATCTTTCCTTTGGCGTACTCCTCGTACAGGGCGGCAATGTCATCACCGAACGAGCCGACCACCTTGTCAAGCACGATGGTGCGCATCATGTCGGAAACAATGTCACGGAAGGTGTCCGAGGCATAGTCCTTGAAGCTGTCCAGCGCGTCCTTCCCGTTGTCGAACCAGTCCCACAGACTGTCCACGAAGTTCTCCGTCAGCGGCTCGTACAGGGAGCTCACATACTCGTGCAGCTGTTCTATGTATTCGTCGTATTTTTCCCGGAGCTCTATAAGGGCCTCGAGCGTCTCCTTCGTCTGGCCCACAAGTTTGTCGCCGTAGTTGTCAATAAGCGATTGTGCAAGCTCCTTGTTGATCAGTCCTTCATCATCAAACAGCTCGCCTAAGCCCTGGTTCCGCGCCCAGGTGACAAGGTCCTCGGTCTTCTGTGACTTCCCGCCGATACCGGTGCCCAAAAAACCGCTGCTTTTTTTCCGCGTCTCGATACGCAGGTTGTTGATAGCCGCCGTCTGTCCTTCCTTGTAATCCCCCTGGCCCCAGATGTCCCTCCATTCGTCCCACCATGAGAGGGCGGACAAATTGCCCATCACCCAGTTGAGCGCGCCCGTCAGCCATCCGCCCCCGCTCTCGTTGCGGTATATCGCCTGTGACTCCATGGCCTTGTCCGCGTAAGCCTTGGCCACTTCGTCATGCAATGCCCTGTAATCACGGAGATTCTTGAGGTTGTCGGCGGAAAACCAGTTACTCTCGGCCTGCTGCGCCTCCAGGGCGGCGATGCGGTATTCGTTCACCGCATCGGTCAGGGCGTTTATCTCCTTGATCTTCTCGGCGTAGGCCTCGTATTGCCTGAAGGCCCGGTTGTTCCCCAGTTCGCTTATCTTCTGGAACAGCTGTATCGCCGCGGATATGATGGTCAGGATGACCGACGCCTTCTCCACCGCCGAGATGGCATTCACCCCGGTCTGCGCCACTTTGCCCAGAGAGTCGATGGTGGTGAGGGTGAACAGCGCCACATCCCCCATCAGGGTGATGATCTCCCCGGCCTGCCCGCCGATGGCGCCGCCCAGTTCCCCGACGGCACGCGCCAGCTCCCCGACGATGTCCGCCGCTTCCTTTTCGGCTTTCTCCACCCGGGAGGATGACCTGGCCACCTTGTCCTGCGCCTTGTTGTATTTCTCCATCGCGGCGGCGGCCGTCAGATAGGTTTCCTCCATCTTCCCGGTCCTGTCATTATACCTCACCCCCGTGGACACCCGTCCTCCGGCATTCACGGTCTCAAGGTTCCTTTGGGCCTCGGCAAGTTCGCGTTCGGCTTCGGCGAGCTCGCTCTTCCTGTCGGCAAGCGCCTGGAACGGGTTCCGGCTGTCCAGCTCGTCCATGATCTCCCGGATGGTCGTGGTGTATTCCCTCAGGTCCTCGGGGGAGAGCACCTGTGCGGCGGCCTGTTTGGCCTTCTCGAACTGTTCCAGCAGGGAGTTCAGGGTGCCTGTGGAAGTTTCCCTCAGGTTCTCGAAGGCACGTATGTAATCGGGTGATTCCGTCAGCTGCTTGTAGTCCAGTTTGATGAGTTCCTTCCCCTTGTCCTTGGTCGCACGCGCGATCTGCAGGTCCAGGGATTCCACCCCGGCGGCATCCCCTTCCGCTTCGGCCTTGCGGCGCTCCTCATAAAGCTGTCCGATCTTATGGTTGTATTCCTTGTCCAGGGCGGCCCGCTTCTCCTGGTAGGTGCCGTATTCCTTGTAATATTCCACCCATTCTCTCAGGTTCCTGTCGCGGAACTCCTTCTCGATGTCGTAGGATTCCTTCAGGTACCCCATGGTAGCCATCGCCCGTTGCTGGGACGCATTGTCCCTTACGACCTGCCTTTCCTCGGGCGTGGACTTCACACCCCGTTTCTTCTCGGCCTCGTCCATTTTCTTGAGGGTGTCACGCTCTTCCTTGTCGATCTGTGCGAGCGACTCGTCAAGCTCCTGCCTTGCAAGGGCCTGGCGTTTCCTTATACCTTCCTGCATGACCGATATGCGTGCCGCCTCAAGTTTCTGCTGTGCCCTGATACGGGCGTCGGCGAGCTCGTCCTGATAATCCCGGGCCGATTTGCCCGTATCTTTGGTTTCCCTGCCGTCATCTTCCTTTATGCCTGCCGATTTAAGCCTCTCCTTCCATTCCTTTGTCCTTGCAAGGAACAGGTCCGTATAGGATTTGGCCGTATCCTCTGCCGCCTTCTGCTCCTCTTCCAGGGCGGAGACAGCATTTTCGCTGAGCTGTTCGGCCGTGGGAGCGTCCGCCTGACGGGTATAAGTGGCTGATCCGGACGCGGAAGAGAAGAAATTGGCCCTGAACTTGTCCCAGAAAGTCGGGCCTTTCTTCCGCCTTTCCTCTATCTCGTTCTGCTTTTTCAAGGCCTTCTCCGTCTGCTCCGTGGCCAGTTTGAACGCTGCGGCCGCCTCTGCCCTGAGGATCATCGCCCCGATGAACACGTCCGTATTGTCCACCAGCAGGTTCTCGGCATCATTCACGTTGCCCACCTCAACACCGAGTTTCCCGAACTCTTTCTTGTTTTCGGTGATGAACTGTTTCTTATCTGCCATGTTGTCTCCCAGTTCCTTCCATCTTTCGGACAAGGACCTGACGAGAGTGACCTGTTCCGCCACATCACTGCTGCTGCTTCTGAAGGATTCATTCACCTTTTCCTGGGCTTTCGCCGCGGACAGGGCGGCATCCTTCACGCCGAACAGGCTCTTCACCCATCCGCCGATCTCCTTCCCGTATACGACGGACAGGGTGATCAGGGCAGCCATCGCCGTCTGCCACGAGAACAGTGAGGAGAGCACCTGCTTCCACACCGGGGTGGCTTTCTTTCCGGCATCGGTCAGCGCCTCATACTCCTTGCGGGCTGATGCCAGGGCGTCGGTGAACATGGGGATGTTGTTGGAAATGGCAAGGAAGAACATCTGGGGACCCATTGCCAGCGAGGGGAGCTCCCGGGCGATCTGCTGCATGCTCATCCTCACATTATTGAGTTTCGGGGCGGGATCATCTCCCATGAGAGGGGTGGAGCCTGTCTTTTTCTTCTGCTCCTCCAGCCCCTGCAATTCCGTCTTCAGTTGTCTGACAACTCCCTGCAGCGCCTGGATGTCCGCCATCTGGGCGTCGGTATTCGTACCTGCGGCCATGGCCTGTCTGAACCGTTCCTGCAGGGTCGCAAGCTCCTGCTCCAGTTGTGCGATGACAAGTTTGGCAAATTGGCTCATATTGCCCAGGTTGCCCTCCACCGAGCGCAATCCCTTCAGTGTCTTGTCGTCAAGCAGTATCTCCAGTCTTACAGGTTCCATTCCTATCCTCCGAGTTTTGTTTGAAAATATTCAGTGGTGAATTTGTCCGGCCTACGTTTGCGCTCCCTTTCCAGGAGCTCCTCCTTGGTCACGTACCGGCTGACATCCGTGTTCATCAGCATCAGCTCGGCGTAGCTGATCTTCCACAGGATGTGCCGTTTTGTACGGCCGAACCGCTCCATCGCCTGCGCGATGATTCCGAAAACGCTATGGGGGCCTTCCTGCCGGCCCGTTAACCCGTTTTCCTTTCCCGGCTTCCTATCGGCTCCAGCAGCCCCGCTGTCCTGGACGCCAATGGAATAGTATTGCAAAAAGGCTGTATGTCCATGCCCCTGAGCAGTTCGATGAGGGCGGCGGAGAGCATCGCCGGATGCACCCTCCATCTGAGGTACCATGCCACAGGGCCGGAGAGCAGCATCCCCGAGAGCCATCCGGTGCATACGGCCAGTGCGACCATCCGGCTGACCGCCTTTCCCTTTTCCGCCACGAACCGCATCCTTTCTTCATAGTTCATCGCCCTGATCTCCTCCGGGGTGACACCGAGCTCCAGGTACCGCCTTGCTATGCGGATGACCGCCCCGGCGGGCGGACGGCGCATGACAAGGAAGGATTTCCCGGGGCGTTTTTTAAAGGGCCTGAGCGGCATCACCGGAATGCGGATGCCGATGTCAAGCAGCATGTCCGCCGCCTGGCATCGTGTGTCCCTGTCCTCCGTCATGACTCGGAATATTCCGGTACGACGTCACCCGGGGCGAAGATCTTGTAGGGAGGATTCTCCCCGGCCTCCTGCATCTCCAGCTCGCACTCGATGCCCAGCACGTTGCTGAAGTTGATGCCGTTGGCAAAATTGCAGGTGAGCACCCCGTTGTAGATCCGGATCGTGTGGCCGGTCACGGTTTCGATGTCAAACACGCCCTGCACGTCCTTGTCCTCCGTAGGAGGCACGTAGATTCCGGTACTTTCCTTCGTTCCACCCATCACCCGTATCATGTTGTCCGCGGACAGCTCGATGAGCGTGAACGTCCATGTCTTGGTGCCCGGTGTGGACTTGAGCACGGCGAACGGCGCGTTGCGTTTCTGCGCCGCCCAGATGCGGGTCTTGGAAGGTGAGTCGCCTCCGGGCTGCAGCCCGTCCTCGGATATCAGCCCGAGAGCCTTCCCGTTATGTTTAAGAGCTTTCACGCCATAGATGGCGCCGGTATTCGTTTCTGGCATAATGATTTATGTTTTAATTGTTCTTTGATTTGTTTTTAAACCGCCGGAGCCCCCAGAAGAGAAACAGGAGGACAAAACAGCACAACACCTTCGTCCTTGTCCGCTCCCAAAAAGAGGGAACCGGCTGTTTTTCCTCGGCCGTACTCTCCTCTGACTCCCATCTCAGGTCCGAGGTTTCCCTTACGGTGATCTCCGGCCGGGCATGTGAGACGGCCGTGACGTTCACGCCGCCTTCCCCGTCCGATTCCACCCTCAGGTCCAGACCCTCATGCTGCTCCGTCACGCCCATGCCGGCCGGAAGGCCGCCTATCGTCCGGAGGAGCCCGGGTTTCAGTGCCAGGCTCGTCAGAGTCGTCGGGGCCTTGCCGAAGATTATTTCCCCGGTTACGCTCCTCTGAAGAGAGCCCGAGCGGACGGCTGTTCGGCTCTCCCTGTTTGCTGCGCATCCAGACAACAGCAGGACAGCGCTCAGCATACTTGCACTGGTAGCATTTACGCAGTGCCTGTTCCAGAACGATAATTTTCTCATTGACTTTTCGTATTTGGTCGCTTAAATGTAAAGTCGTCTCGGAGAGGTCGTCATACAACTGCTTGTATGTGCCCTCGTTCTCCTTGACCGCACGGACCTTGACGAGCCTGCGGTCACGCCACCAGCCTATTGCCATGGCTATGCACCCCGTGGGGGCCAGCCACTGCTGGAGAAGTTCGAATACAGTGCCCCAGTCCATACGCATATCATTTTTCAGATCATGTCCCAGCCGGCCTCTATGTCCGCCATGACGGCAGGCACGCCGTTCTCCACCCGGCTCATCGCGGCGGCCAGACGGCACATCGTCCCCTTGTCATCCACATCCGGCTCGTAGGTGGTTGGAACCTGAAGCTCGCCGCATACGCTTGAAAGGTAGGCGCGGGTGTCGTTCTCCGTGGACGGGGCGTAACGCCCGATCATAAGGGAGAGGGTCTTCAAACCGTGTTTCTTCCGGTAGTTCCTCAAGGTGATGAGCATGGCACGGTAGCCGTATCCCATGTCGGTGAACTGGAAGAACTCCTTGTCCGTCTGCACCGGGCGGAGGCCCTTCCACCTGTCACCTGACAGGCGGAGGTTCCCCGGGTTATTGTTTCGTAGTCCTCTTGGTGTCGCCATAATCATTCCTCCAGACTTTCCGCAGACGCACTGACAGCAGCCTTGCTTTCCTGTCCGGCAAGATCGCTTGAAAGTGTTATTTCCTTCACATCCCCCTCAAACCATGACTTTCCGTCATAATAGAGAGACACGGTCTTGCCTGGCGCGACTTCCGTACCCTGCACGGTTGCTTTATGCTCAGCTGATTTGTTGGACACGGACAGGCGCGCTCCCGCATGTACCGCGGCCGCCTCAATGGTATAGGTCTGGTCTGACGCGGGAGTCAGCTCAATGGCGTCATCCTGCGATTTCATTGTGATCGTGGTGTTGGATGTTGTGATGACATTCCCCTCACGTGCGTCCAGCATGACCACCTCCTCACCGAACGCCGTGTTCGTGTCCGCGGTCATGAGCATCTTGAAGAAGTAACGTTCTCCGGCATTGGTCAGCTTGTCGATCTGGATCACGTTGAAGTCGTTCTGCAGGTTGACCGCTCCCCAGAAGTTGGACTGCTCGGTCGGTGTAGCCACTGTTCCGATGATCAGACCGTCCGGCCATGAGGATACGGTCTTGATCGTAGTCCCCTTGAAGCGCATGGCGCTGGTATCAGTCCAGTTCACGCCCTTTCCCTCGCGCAGGATAAGTTCGTCGTCATACCGGTCGGCATCGTCAACGGACATGATATACACAAAATTGGGATTGGTGCGGAGAACCTGGGGAGTTGCCTTGCGCACGCGCATCAGACGTTCAATCATGGTGTCGTCTTTCGGGGAGTTCACACGGATTACCTCAGGATCTTCATAGACACGCATCAGAATGCCGTTGAACAGGTGCTCGTCATCCTCCTCATCATCGACATAGATGCCGTTGACGAAGTGGTATCCGAGTTCAAAATCCACCTGGTCGGACAGGGCTTTCAGAAGGACGTTCTGCACATTGGGGGGAAGCTCCCGGAATACCAGTTCCCCTTTGGGCTGGAACGGACGCCATATCTGCTCGAAAGAGCGGGGGTTGAACGTGGTAAAGGCCATGAAGTCTTTCGGCTCAAGCACCTTCTCCGAATAAATGAAATCCCCTTTGGAGTCCTTGTCCTCAGGCTGTTCCACGCGTTTGCGCAGCATCTTGTTCGTTTTCAGCCGGGGAATGGAGTATTTCTTCGTCACATTGGGCACGAGGTTGATCAGCCCCTTCTGTACCAGCTCGTTGCCTGTGGCCGCCTTGGTGAGTATCCTGTCGAGTACCTCACCGTCATAATTCGTATTCTTGATAGTTACACCCATAATCTTTTCATTTTTTAGTTAAAACCGTTCTTTTTCCGGATTTCTTTCCAGTTGTCATTCCATCCGGATTTGTCCTGTAGCGGGGGGTCCGGAACATCATCCACGCTTTTTTTCTTCGCAAGCCCGTCGACAATCCTTCTCCCGTTCTCATAATCCTTCTCCAGCACCGCCTGATACGCGTCACGGTCGGATGGGGCGATACGCCCGTCCTGCATGGCGTCCTCGAGAAGATTCTTGATCTCGGCCTTTCTGGCCTCGCGCTCCTTCTCGACATATCCGTCCAGACTCGCCTTGAGCGTGTCACGTTCCTTTACCAGCGCGTCATACTGTCCCGCCTTGCTTTCAAGGGAGGAGAGCGTGCGCACTACGTCCTCATCCGTCGCACACGAGGCGAAGGATGGTCTCTTCTTCAATTCTTCATACATCATATTACCTGTATTTAATGTTTGATTGCCCAGCCGGGCCTGGAATGCGGCATAAACTTCCTGCGGCGTCCCGGCATCCACTTTCTCGCCGATATCATAGATACCGTCAATGAATCCCATCTCCCTGGCCTCCTTGGCGGTAATCCAATGGTCCTTCCCATCGAAATAGGCATCCTTTATCTCCTCACGGGTTTTCCCGGTCTTGGAAGCGTACATGTCCGCAAGCGTATCCTCCAGCGCCTCCAGCTGCTCGGCGACGGCTTTCATCTCCTCCTTGTTGCCGTAACACCCCCCATAAGGGTTATGGAGCATCAGACGGGCGTACTGGCTCATATATACCGGTTTCCCGCACAGGGCGATGACACTGGCCATGCTTGCGGCAATGCCGTCGATATAGATGGTTATATCCGCATCGCTGGCCCTGAGGGCGTTGAATATGGCCATGCCTGCATACACGCTCCCTCCCGGGGAATTCACACGCACGTCTATGCTCCTGTACATGGAAGCGTATTCATACAGCTCGGAAACAATGTCCTTGTCGTTGATCCCGTCAAAACCGCCGATCTCCCCGTACAGGAGGATGCAGGCGGTATCAGGGGAGGGTATCATGTTAAAGTATCGCTTTTTCATCGGTCGTCTTAAAATTATGGTGCAAATATGGAGAGTTTTTTTACTACAGTCAACACCATTGGGACATGATGCAACTTTACAACCTCATGATGGCGCCATAAGACAGTATCATAAATTCAATATATTGCAAATCATATATTTAAATACGAATTTTGCCGTAAATAAAAAAGATGAAAAAATGGCGGAACTGACCAGCAGACAAAAAAAAGATTTTGCAAGGACTATTTACCTTAATGAAGAACTGACACACGCGGAGATTGCCGAGCGTGTGGGGGTAAAACGTCAGACTGTCTCCCGGTGGGCCGGTGAAGGCAATTGGGAACGGTACAAGGTATCCATCACCATGACACGGGAAGAACAGCTCAAGAACCTGTATCTCCAGCTTGCCGAACTGAACAATGCCATCAACGGGAGACCGGAGGGGGAAAGATTCGCCAACACGGCCGAATCGGACACCATAGCCAAAATAACCGGGTCCATCAAAAAGATGGAAACGGATGTGGGGCTGGCTGACATCCTTTCGGTTTTCAAGAGCTTTGTCAAATGGCTGCGTACTTATGATATGGCACGCAGCAAGGAGATAGTCCCGCTGCTGGACGCTTATGTAAAATCCAAACTGTAAGGCTATGGCAAAACTCAGACTTACCCCCCGGGACAGGGCCGAACTGGCGGAATGGAACGACCTGGTGGCATCCGTCCGGGAAAGTTCGGACATTAACCCGTCCGACTCCGCCGCTGAAATAGAGGAACGCAAGAGACGGCTGGAAGCGGATAATGAAGCGTGGTTCCGATACTATTTCGCACAGTATTACACCTGCTGCCCGGCAGGTTTCCATAAAAAAGCGACACGGCGTCTTATGGAACATGACCGCTGGTATGAGGTCAGGGCATGGTCGCGCGAGCTGGCCAAGTCGGCACGCGCCATGATGGAGATCGTCAAGCTGGCGCTTACCCGGCAGGTACGCAACGTGCTGCTTATCTCGAACTCGCAGGACAACGCCGGGCGCCTGCTGCTGCCCTTCATGGCCAATATGGAGGAAAACCAGCGCATCATCCAGGATTACGGCACACAGAAAAAGCCGGGTTCCTGGGAAACAGGGGAGTTTACATGCCAGTGCGGTTGTTCCTTCCGGGCTATCGGTGCCGGACAGTCGCCACGCGGTACCCGTAACAAGAACTTCCGTCCGGACTTCATCCTTATCGATGATATAGACACCGACGAGGAATGCCGGAACGCGGAACGTATCAAGGCCAAGTGGAAATGGCTTGAAGAGGCGTTGATTCCCACCATGTCCGTCTCAGGACGTTACAGGGTGCTGTTTAACGGAAACATCATTGCGGCGGACTGCTGCATCACGCGTGCCATCGAAAAGGCTGCGGAACTCAGACAGAAAGGAATAGGATACGTGGACATTATCAATATCCGCGATAAGGACGGTATCTCCTCATGGCCGGAAAAGAACTCCGAAGAGGATATAGACCTGTTCCTCTCGCTTATCAGCACCTCGTCGGCACAGAAGGAATTTTTCAACAATCCGGTCAGCGAAGGGAGCATATTCAAGAACCTTGTATTCGGGAAGGTCCCTCCTTTGAACAAATTCAGGTTCCTTGTCATTTACGGGGACCCGGCTCCGGGGGAGAGCAGGAGGAAACAGGCCAGTTTCAAGTCCGTCTGCCTGCTGGGCAAGCTCAAGGGAAAGCTGTATGTGATCAAGGCAAGGGTGTTCCAGGGTAAGAACGAGGACTTTATCGAGGCGTTCTTCGAACAGTACAAACATGTGGGGGGCAAGGCTTCCGTTTACGCCTATGTGGAAAACAACAAGCTGCAGGACCCCTTCTTCAAACAGGTTTTAAAGAAGCACCTGAACAGGCTGCGCAAGAAACACGGCATCCCGCTGAACATCATCCCCGACGAGGAACGCAAGACCGACAAGGCAACCCGTATCGAGGCCAACCTTGAACCCATGGACCGTGACGGCAACCTCATATTCAACGAACAGGAGAAAGACTCCTCGGACATGAAGGAGCTGGTTGACCAGTTCCGGATGTTCGAGCTCACGCTTCCGTACCCCGCGGACGGCCCGGACTGCGTGGAGGGGGGAAACAGGGCCATAGACAGGAAGGCGGGGAACATGGAGAAGCCGGTCATAATAGAAAGGGCGGCAATCCGCCGTTTAAACAAGTACAGGAGGTAAACGACATGTCTGAATTCATCAATCCGGAAGACTACGATGCGAGCATCCACAGGGAGATCCTGGACAGCATCATCAGGGAGGACGAGTCCATAGTGGAGATATGCGAGGACCAGGCGGTGGCGCAGATGCGCTCCTACCTGTCCGCACGTTATGACTGTGACAGGATATTCTCCGCAAAGGGTAAGGAAAGGAACGCGCTCATACTCATGTTCGCCAAGGACATCACGCTCTATCATGTATGCAGCATCCACAACCCCCAGAAGTTCTCCCCCATACGCAAGGAACGTTATGACCGTGCGATGGAGTGGCTCAAGGCGGTCAGCAAGGTGGAGATCAGCATAGCCGACGCTCCCCTGCTGGACGGGGAGACGGCAAGGAACAACCTGCCCACCCAGATAAGAAGCAATCCCAAACGTGTAACACACTATTAAAATGGCAAGGAAGAAAGAGATATCCATAAGCGGCAACATGCCGCTTCCGGGCAGGAACACCCCGGGAACAGTCATCATCACCGCACCCAGGCTGTTCATGAAGGATATGGCGGACTATATGCAGGCCGTCAGGGGGGCGAACAATGTGGACTTCACACAGCGGACGAGGCTGTATGACCTCTATGAGGACATCCTTATGGACGGGCATACGGGAAGCGTCATAGAGAAGAGGAAATCGGCCGTGCAATGCTCACAGATCGAGTTCAGAAGGAACGGCGTTCCGGACGAGGGGATCAACACCCTGTTGCGCTCCCCCTGGTTCTACCGGTTCATCGGAGACCTGATAGACTCGGACTTCTGGGGGTTCTCCCTGTTCCAGTTCTATAAGGACGGGAGCGGATGGATGGACTACAGGCTCGTCCCGAGAAAGAACTATGACCCGGTGAGGGGGCTGATAAAACACCGGCAGGAAGACACCACGGGGGAACCGCTGGAGAATTACCACACGATGCTCTTTGTCGGGGAGAGACGCTCCCTGGGAAGACTGGCAAGGATAGCCCCGTATGTCATATACAAGCGCAACGACATGGCCGACTGGGCACAGTTCTGCGAGATATTCGGAATGCCCATACGCGAGTACACCTACAGCGCCGGTGACGAGCAGGCCCGTGACCAGGCCGTGAAGGATATGGCCGAGCAGGGAGGTGCGGCGGTGTTCCTCCATCCGGAGGAGGCGCAGATGAAACTGATAGAAAGCGGCAACAAAAGCGGCAGCTCCGACCTGTACAGGACCCTGTACGACACATGCAATGACGAGATCAGCAAGATCGTGCTGGGAAACACGCTCACCACGCAGGCCTCGGAACGTGGCACGCAGGCGCTGGGGACCGTACAGGAGAAGGGAGAGAAAAAGCTGAACGAGGCGGACCGGATCCTGGTGCTGAACACCCTGAACTATGACATGACCGATATCTTCACCGCTTTCGGGTACGACACACGGGGCGGAGAGTTCTATTATGTCAAGCCCAAGGAAACCACCGCCGAGCAGGAGATAAACATCATATCCCGGATGCGCCAGATGGGAACTCCCGTATCGGATGAATACGTGTATGAGGCTACGGGAATCCCTAAACCGGACAACTATGACCGGCTCAAGGAAGAGACGGCCTTTAGAAACGGAAAGCCGGCAAACAACGGTGCACAGGAGAAAGAACAACCCTCTCCTGAAAGGAACAAGCGGAAGGAGGACGGTATTGTAAACCGTATCAGGTCTTTTTTCGTCGCCGCCCCGCGGAAAGGGGCTTTAAAATGGTAATGAACGACCTCTACGGGGAGCGCTGCCGCCTTTGTCACGGCCATGCGGATTCCCGCATGCAGGGGGCGGCCGTTTCGTTTGAGTTCACAAGGGAGCTGATGGCAAAAGTGCTGAGGGATATATTCTACCGGACGTTTGATGTAAAAACGGAAATAGACGGGGATCTGTTCCTGGCTACGGTCAGAACTTTCGGCCGTGCGGCGGAGGAAGGATTCGGTCAAAGCGACAATGACAGGCTGGAGGAAGTGTTCCTGGAGCAGATACGCGACAACCTCGATGTGTTCTCCGCTTTCCGCACCCACCGGATGCAGAACGACATTGCCTCGCAACTGCTGGACGAAAAGGGAAAACTGAAACCTTTTTCCCGGTTCCAGGAAGACGTGCAGGCGATTATCGGCACGTACAATACGGCGTGGCTCGAAACCGAGTACGATACGGCGGTACTGCGTGCCCGCCAGGCGGCTGACTGGAAGCTGTTCGACAGGGATGCGGACATCCTTCCGAACCTGCGGTGGCTTCCCACCACCAGCGCGGAACCCGATCCCGTACATGCCCAGTTCTGGGGGATTGACCTGACTTTGCCCAAAGGACATGGGTTTTGGAAAAGCCACCGCCCCGGAGACCGGTGGAACTGCAAATGCTCGCTGGAGCAGACGGACGACAAGCCGACGCCCGGGTATGATGTGCCGTTATCGGACTATCGGCCCTCACCAGGACTGGACAACAATCCGGAGGAGGACGGAAAGCTGTTCAGCGACACGCATCCCTATATCGCCCATGCGTATCCTTCGGCTGAAAAAACCGTAAGGGACTTTATGGAAAGGAGAAAAAAATGAATGTGAATGATGCCGTCAAGGAACTCCGCAGGAAGGAGAAGGAAATCCGGAAGGCCTTCAGCAGGACGCTGCCCCGCAGGATCGGGGCAAAAGCGGTGAACCTTGTAAACAGGAATTTCCGCGAGGGAGGTTTTTATGACGGAGGGCTGCATCCCTGGAAGAGAACAAGAAGACAGGACTCTGCCAAGGGGGCGGCGGGAGAATACGGTCCCCTGCTAAGCCGACGCAACCGCCTGTCCCGAAGTTCGGAGTATGTGGCGGAACCTTACAAGGTGACGATACGGAATGCCGTGGAATATGCGGGAATCCACAACTACGGGGGACGCATGACCACACATCCGAGAGTGACCGCCAAGATGCGGAAGATGGCATGGAGGATGTATTTCAAGGAAGCGGGCATCACCAAAAGGATGGGGAAAAAGGCCCGCAGGCAGAAGGCAGCGGCGGCACCGCCCGAAGCCCTGAAATGGAAGGCGATGGCCCTGACAAGGAAACAGAGGCTTGACGTTAAGGCGGACATGCCCCGGCGACAGTTCATCGGACCAAGCCGGGAGCTGCGTGAAATGACGAGGAAGGAAACGGAAAAGGAAATAACCAATATATTGTTAAAATAACATGGAAACTTTATTCAATGACATTCAGAAAAGAATAGCCGACAACATAGCATGGCTGGACAAACAGGTGGACGAGGATTACGGGCAGCTGGACATGCTCTACCGTGACGACGGGGACTCCGAAACCTATCCGATGGTATTCCCCATGGTGCTGGTTGACACGCCCGAGGTGGAATGGCAGACACTGGGAGGGGCGGGCGGATACATGCAGAAAGGAACGGTATCGGTCATTGTCAGGCTGGCTGTTGACTGCTATGATGACACGCATTATACCAGCGGCACGGCGGACAAGGCCGCCGGAAGAATGGAACGGGCAAAAGAGGTGGACGCGCTTCTGCAGATGTACAAGCCTGAATGCTGCCAGACACCGCTTGTGAGGAAAAGAAGCAGGTTCCACACGATGCCCAGGGGGATAAAGGTCTATGAGACACACTATGAATGCACCGTGTGGGATAATGCGGTCAGTCGGTAAAAAGGGAGAGCTGGGCGGCGGTAAGACGGGGCTTCTTTATTTTGGGGACTGGCTTGACATCAATATCCTTCAGCCTGTTGCAGTTTGAACGGATGATGGCCATGATGCGGTCCACGCTGATAAAGAACTCCTTCTCGGAAAGGATCTTCAATGCGTCGTCAAAACGAAGACGCTGGATTTCCGTCCAATAATAATAGCGGCGCAGCAGCGCCTCGTTGCGTTTCGTGATCAGTTCCGAACTGCGACCTCTTGACATACCCTGAAAACTTGTTTGATGATAATACATGATACCCATCACAAAAGTAGTGATTATGAAATAAATATGCAACAAAGGGAGGGTTAATAATAAAAAAGCCCTCAACGCTTCCGTTTTAGGTCCCCACCATAAAACATAAGAGATACACAGATACTCACACGCTGAGGGCTAAAGTCCTTGACGTGAATATCTGTGTATCTCTTTATAGTGGGGTGCACAAAAGTAATAATAAAAATTGGAAGTTTATGTGCAAGAGCGAAATTTTCTTCAACCTGCTCGTCCTGACCGAGCGTGAAACGGAAGTGCCGAGGGAACGTATACTGGGCGACTTCAGGGACATGGAGTCCACGGACGCCAGATATGTGCTTGTCAGGCTGCTCTCGGAAGCCGGCCTGTATCCCGACCAGATAGCGGGGATGACCAACCGCACGGCGCGGGGAGTACGGCGCCTGCTGGCGCGGAACATCACCTCGCCGATGATCGGAATATATCTGGAACAAATAAGGAAACACATCAGAACAGGACGCTCGACGGAGCGCGTGTAGTTGAGTATGTTTGCACCACGGTCGGATTAGTGACCGGAACTACAAAATACAAATACAACTATGAGTGAATCAAGAACTTTTGTGTTCCCCGAGAACGGGAACTCCGGAGGCGGCACCAACGGCATTCTGGCCATGCTTCCGGCGCTTATGCAACAGCGCGGTGTGGATCCGAACATCCTGGCGCTGATGGGAAACGGCAACAACCGTAACGGCAACGGCTGGGGTGACGACCTGTTCGCCATCCTGCTTCTGTTCATCCTGATGGGATGGGGAGGCATGGGAGGTTTCGGCGGCGCCCGTGGCGGAATGATGGGCAACGGACAGGGCGGCGTGGTCCCCTTCGTGCAGAACGACGCGAACACCGCCGTGATCATGCAGGCCGTACAACGCAACGGATACGACATCCAAAGCCTGGCCACCGCGTTGAACACTTCCTCGGACGCCGTACAGGCCGCCATAAACAGTCTTGGCATGCAGATATGCAACATCGGCAACCAGATGGGCATGAACACCAACCAGATCGTCACCGCGATCATGCAGGGCAACAACGCCATCCAGTCGCAGATCTGCCAGTGCTGCTGCCAGACAAACGAGAACATCACCAAAATGGGCTACGAGAACCAGCTGTCCGTATGTAACCAGACAAACGCACTGGTGAACACGGCCAACCAGAACACGCTCGCATTGCGTGACGCCGGTACGGCCAATACCAACGCCATCATCAGCAAGCTGGACGCCATGCAGAACCAGGCGCTGCTTGACAAGATCGACTCGTTGCGCGAAAAGAACAGCACGCTCGTCAACCAGCTCTCACAGGAGCACCAGAACGCGTATTTCGCACAGGTGTCCGCACAGACCATCGCGCCTGTCAACGCCGCGCTGGGTGATCTGAGCGCCCGTCTGGCGAAGATTGAGTGCAACCAGCCCGAAGTGGCCAAGGTGCCGTACAGCCCGGTTGTGGGAATCCCCACCTGTGTGGCGGCCCAATATGGTCTTGGATACGGCTTCAATCCTTACGCCGCCGGTAATGGCTTTTGGGGTTAATTGAGGAAGGAGGCTATTATGGCAGTATATCCTTTCCAATTTGTAAACCGCAGGGGTTCTGCGGCCATATCAACCTCGGGAGTAACGGTCAATACCGACAATGTGGTGTTCTCCTTTCCCAACCATGCCTTTGTGAACGCATGGTACAGGGGGACCATCTACATTGACCTGGCGCAGGCCGTCCCCACAGGGACAACCGGGACGTTGCCGGTCCTGTTCGAGACAAACGGGGTGACACAGGCCGTGACCAAGTACAACGGGGAAGCGCTGACGGCAGCCGACATCCCCGGTACGGGAGTGTTCGAGTTCTGGTTCGACAGGACGACAAACACCCTGCAGATAATGACCGGAGTAGTTTAAGAACAAGGAGGGAGGAATCCCTCCATTTAAAGAGAAACAATTATGCCTTTCCAGAATTTAAGAGTCAACAGCCAGTTTTACATACTCCATAAGGACGGGACGCCTTATGTGGAGGTCGGCGCCATTGCGGGAGTATCCAATCCGGTCCCGGACGGGACACAGCCGGTGATGTTCGGCCAGCCGATGAAGATGGTGGTGGACATCACCGTCAAGGTCGGCGAACAGACCGTCACGTTCCAGAAGATACCCGCGGGGGCGGACATCGCCGACGCGAATTTCCCCGGAGGCGGGAACATGGTCATATCCGGGTCAAGGGAGTCGATGAACTCCGAGGTGGCGGCCATGAGGAACAGGTCCGCGGAGATACTCAGAAGCATAGACCACCACCGTGCCATAGTGGACGCCTGCGGCAAGATGATGGAGATACTGAATCCCGAGTTTGCCGAAAGGCAGAGACAGGAGGCGGAAAACAAGGCTCTCAGGGAGGAGATATCCGAGCTGAAGGCCATGATGGCCGAACTGCTTAAACCGGCGGAAAGGCCCAGTACGAACAATTCTAAAAAACAACAAGTATGATGATGATCGAGATAGAAGACAGCAAGGTCGAGAGAATGTCCGATTATGCCGAAAAAATGCTCAAGTATGGCGGCAAGCTCATGCAGTGCATTGAGGAACTCTCGGAAGGGAGCGGCATGGGACAGCGCGACGACGGCTACGATGACTATGACGAGTATGACGACATGGGACAACGTGGCGGTTATGGAAACCGTGGCGGATACGGCGGAGGATACGGGAACCGTTATGGCGGCGGCTCGATGGGCCAGCGCCGCGGAGTGCCCGGAACAGGACGCTATTCAAGATACCGTTAGTTTAACCCGCCGGGACGGAGGATTCCCCCGTCCCGGCTAACAAGAAGACTATGAACAGGACAAAGGAACCTCTGGACATATACGATGACCGGCCAAAGGAGCTGACGGCGTACCTCCGGCATAACGGCTGGCACTTCAACAAAAAGCTGTGCGACTTCGCCGTGTCGCTCATGCGCAGGATGAACCCGGCAACTGGAAAAAGCGAGAAGATCGAACCCATGACCAAGGACAAGGTGGACGAACTTCTGGCCAAGAACGGGGTCAGGGTGGAGAACAACACATTATATGACTATGTATACGTGGCCAACCAGGCAAAAGCGGACTGTTTCAAGTCCTCCATCGCCGACGAGCCCCATCTGGCGCTTTACGTCAAGGATATCATAGATGACTATGACGCTCCGGAAGGCATGGTCATGTGCATGTGGTATGCGAAAATGACAAGGGCCGGGGAACCGGTGGAATGGGACGAGATGTTATGATCCGCCAGCGGTTTGACATAGAGGAATACGGCTGGAAGGTGGCGGTCTACTATGCCGTGGACTGTTACTACACCGACGAGATCATTGGCAGACTCTATGACATAGGCTGCCGCGGGGATGATCTGGAAACGGCGTACAGGAACCTGTCCTCCGGCAAACCGGACACCGGACTCACCTATTCCAACTACAGCACAAGGCAGACGGTCATGGTGATAGGGATCACATCGTCACCCGCCGAGTTCCAGAACTCCTATGACCATGAGAGGAAGCACCTGGAAGCGCACATGGCAAAGGCACTGGGGATCGACCCGTGGGGCGAGGAGATATGCTACCTGTCCGGCAATATAGGACAGAAGATGTTCGACAAGGCCAGGTTGCTGCTGTGTGATTGTGAATGTTGTAAGAAACAGATAAAGGAACTTATATGAAAAAGAAAGAAATCAGGAAAGCGCTGGAAGGCGGCACGCCGTTCTCAAGCCTGTACTCCCTTCTCCCCTCCGGGCAGAAGGAGAAATTCAAACAGTTCGCCGCGGCATTCGGATTCACGGAGCGGCAGGTCAGGGAAAGACTGCGGAAAGAAACACGATAGCTTCTCATTGACAACGGGCGCCCCCGCATATTATTGTATGCCGCAGGCGCCCGTTCCGGTTTCATCCGTTTTTTTACTTCCTTATCAGGACGGAATATTGGGGTCATTCTATTCATGTACAGGTATTCAGGGCATGGACTATACAGTCGGTTACTATAAGGACCAGCCCGATTATAAAAAGTATGATAAACGCATCTCTTATCACAGCCGATGTCCTGTCATTCCAAAGTTTCACATTCCAGTTAAAGAGATATGCGCCTGTAAGCCCTCCTACAATAAAGTATAAACCTATAATCATATCTTCTCTATTTTATTTAATCTTTCTTCAAATTCGGCAATGATACAATCTGCATCACCACCATGTATCCAATTCTCCAAAACAGAAGACAGAGTTTCAATGGCTTTCCGTTTCATTTCTTCCTGTGCCATTGCAACGGCTTTAAAAGCATTTTCTTTTGCGATAACCGGGAAGTTGGGATTGACTACCACAAAACTCTCACTTTCAATATATTCTTTTGACTTGCTCATATCCATCATGTTTTGAAGATTATTTAGAATATTGTTGTTCTTTTGTACACGTATTTGTCCCAAAACGCCCTATCGGGCAGTCGTCACAGTAAAAAGTAATACTTCTGTAGTCTGCCTTACTTCCACATGGATGCTCGGTAAGCTCCATAACTTTATCATTTAAAAGTCGTACATTCTCTTCGAGTTCATTCACCTTATTAATAGGTGTTAGAGCTTTATATTCTTGTTCTGTTAAAATATACTGCATATTATTTCTCTTTTAATCGTTGTAACACATCTTTATTTGTTTCTAATATTTCATCGAAAGACGGGATTTCTCTCCAATGAGTAACATCCCAAGGTCGGAATGTTTCATAGGAGTAATTGTCATTCCAGAAGTATATATTGCTATCTTCTTCTATATCATAACATGCAAGCCTAATAACACCATCTTTAAGTCTTATTAATACAGGCTGTCCTTCCTCCGGCAACCGTTCCTTAACGCTTATCCAAGGTGATTGCTTTGATTGCCATTCTGCACCAGCAATGAACCCTTGATAATATGCAGGGAATAAACTACCACTGCTTCTACTTTCAGCGAAAGAATGAGCTGTTTCTTCCAATGTCTGTTTCATATCCTATTCTTTAAAGTTTCTCATGTATTCGCAATCCTCATCACATACACCTTTCTTTGCACAGTGAGGGATATTAGTTCCCCGCTCATATTCAAAATTATAACATAGGTTTCTGTTTTCTTTCCTTCTTTCCATAGGACCAAGTGTTCTTGCTGAACTCCATGATTCATAGTCATTGCTAGACGCCTCTTTAAGAACGCATCCATCATCGTTATATAGCTTTCTAACTTCATTCATAATCATTCTTTTATAAATTCAAGTTTGTACCCTAAATACCCCGATTTACCTTCCGCATCCATAGCCCGTCCTGTCAAGTTACCATAAAGTTCATTCATGATAATGTAAAATATTACTTTGGGTAATGGTTTTTGCAGATATTCAATGTACACATTAAATAATTCATGCTTTGGAGTTACCGTTTCGATTTCTCTGAAACATTCGGTTATCGGACGAAAATCAAATCCATTCTTCTTTGGGTTGGTCAATAGTTCCTTATAGGCAGCTACAAGACCAGGGGATAATTGTATTGTTTCACACTTCATACTTGTACTATTTCAAATTCATCTGCATGTTCCTTACCAATCCAATCCCGTTTCTGATTTTCAGTTGCGGTTTCATAGATTCTTCCTCGCTTAGACAAATGCCTTTTCCTAAAAATACCTTCTTCTCCAAGTTTGTCATAATCTCTTCTTGAAGGGGATAATCCCTTTGCCCTGCAAAAGAACAATCCCGTTTCCTTGTGTCTAAATTTTACTGCCATTATTAATCCTCGAACTTTTCAAAGTGTACATCTTGGTTATCTTGTCTCACATTACAAATGCAATAATGATCATTGCATTCTGGTTTACAATTAAAGAAGCATTTATCACATCCGCATATAATATCGCTATCTTTTTTCACGATAATTTTGGCCCCATCACATTCAAATACTTCTCCTATTTTTCTTTCCTGTCTCATAATTGTTCAATCTAAGTTCTATTTGTAAATTCTTTTACTTTGTTTATTATCTCTTCAATTTGTTTTTCAGCAGTATCGCTTTTGACATCTATAGTGTTACTTTTTTTTATAGCTGAGTCTATAAATTCAGATAATTCAACCAATTTGTGAGTTATAGTATTATCTAAACCTCCAAAACCAACAATTGAAAGGGCTTCGCTTTGGCTCTCTTTTACTTTTCGAGCCGATTCAAGAAAGGCTGTTAAAGTTGCATTAGCATAAATCGTATTACGATAGGAACGGTCTATTGCTGACAAAATTTCATTTTTTTGTTTTATTAGTGGAATCAACAACTCATTTTTTTTAGCCAATATTTGTTGATTTGCTGCTTCTGTAAATTCAAGCATAATATCCAAAGCCTCTTCAGTACCCTTTTTATCACTTGATTTCCCTGCATTTTCTATGATCCCATAAAGAGACAATTCACCTTTCTTGTATTTGTCTAATTCTGCCTTCAAAACATTATGAATAATATAAGGAGAGTAGATATCATTTATAAATGAATTTATATTATCCTCTACTTTATCATAATACATTTTAATAGTAGCACTATGTGAATCATGAAATGTCTGCAAATCAGTTCCTATTGTTTTTGATAGGGTTACAGTTTCTTTGGGTTTTGTTCCAATATACTTTTTCATATCAATATGGATTTTACAAAGCCCTTCCAAGGCTATTTAATTCATTTCAAGTTCGTTATGAATTATTTTTTTATAACTACCGCCATTGTACTAATAGAAGTGCCACTCTCTTTAAACTCGCCTGCGCTGATTTCAAACACTTCTCCATGTACTTTTTCCAACCATTCCCGGAACTCAACACATTTCTTTTCAGACGCGAATTTCCAATGCTGACTAGTTATAGCTGCAAGAATTCCACCTTCTTCCAAGCGTTCATACATAAGTCTTACATGGTCTATGTCTTGATTGCCGGAGAATGGAGGATTAGCAATAATCTTAGTGTAATGCCCTACACTGTCTTTCGTAAAATCTTCATCAAGCAATATTACGTTATCAAGTGTATGAAGGAACTCCCTGTTTTCTGGCATCAGTTCATAACATTCAACTGTTACTGACGGGCACGACCGATGAATCGCTTTTATCAGAGCACCACGTCCGGCACTTGGTTCAAGTACGGTATCTGTTTCATGAATTCCACCGGCAAGCATTACCAGCCAGTCTGCAATATCAGCAGGTGTTTCAAAGAACTGAAAATCTTTTTGCAAATCGCATCGCTTACCTTCTTTCAAGATGGAGAACACACGTTCCGGATTAAAAGGAAATGTGAAACCCTGTATCTTCCCACCTTGCCATGAGCCGCCGGCTTCTTCTATCCACTTTTTTGCTTCGGCATAAGATTTTTTATTGAATTGAACTTGAGGAAGTTTGAGGATATTGTTCTCAAGAGTACAATGTTTCAGTATTTCTTCCACATTCCATTTTTTGCCTTCGTCAGCCTGTTTTTTCTTTTCGTCCGTTGAAGCGTCCGGCGCTAAAAGTGAAGATATTTTTTGAACAACTATGTTGCTCGCATTCACGAAGGTATTGACACAGGATAGTGCTTCCATGAGAAATTTTGTATCAACATGTCCGGTCTCGTCATAGATGTCTATCCCTTCGGTCATGGATGACAGTTCATTGAGCTGCGCTACACTACCATGTAACGTTTCGATTAAAATCTTTTTTTTGTTCATCATAACTTTTTTGTAAATAAATTCTAGTTGTGTCTACACTCCCGTGACCTAGAAGGTCAGCCAGTTGAATAACATCTTTATTTTTTTTCAGGAACATCTTAGCGAAAAAATGGCGAAAGGCGTGTGCGTGCATCTTCTTTGGATCAATGCCGCAATGTTTTCCCCATGCTTTCAAGTGCTGGGAAAAGCCACGCTGTGTGATCGGTCCGAATCTCCCTACCGCAAAAATCCCGGTTTTACCATATTCTTTAGCGTAAACCTTCGCTTCCTGCTGAATTGTTTTTTGGAAGAAAAAACGTCTGTACTTGTTACCCTTTCCTTTTAATACTACTTCCCCGGATATGATGTCTTCCCACGTAAACTGTTGGAATTCCGACAGACGGGCACCCGTTGTACCCAATACCTTGACAAAGAAGTAATAGTCCTTGTTGGATTTCGTTTTCAGGAAATCCAACAAGCGGTTGTATTCCTCTTCGGTCGGGACATTGTTCACATCGAGCTTGCGCTTCATCTTAGGCCGCTTAAGCTCTATAGGCTTCTTCAGCCATTTGGAAAATCTTTCTATTGCTGTAATCCGCAAACGGATGGTAGCGGGAGATAATTTTTCTTCTTCAAGACTTTTTATAAACCTCCTGCAATTATCCATGTTTACCTCATTGGCATACTCGAAATACTTCTTCATTGAAGTATAATATAAATTAACTGTATGAGGGGAGTAGTCATTATTATCCGTCAACCATACTATAAAGTCATTCAATAGCTTTTTGCTCTTCTCGGATATGACGTCAAGTTTTTCCAGTGGCTTTACCGTCTTATCCCTCCTTCCATATCCGATGTTAAGGAAAGACAATAGATCGCATATAGCTGAACACATTATGGAATGACGCACCATGACATCAGCATTTTCACGTTTATAAACCAGATAGCCACGACGATTGACATCTTCAGTACGTTCAAGAAAATCCGTTACATATTTGATATATTTCCCGACAGTATCATAAGTCCTGCCTGTTGTGTATAAGTAGGAAATATAATCAGTTAATATCTTCTGCCTGTCATTATTCATAATCTTGTTTAATTAAATTACACCAATCATTGCTATCTTCGAAAAAACATCTGTATCCATTAGCCGTATGTTTGCCTCTTACTTTCCGACATATAGCACTGATCAAAGAAGGAGCCACGCCAATCATCTTACCAGCCGTTTGTATCGAAGGGAATACTCCACATAATTTCTCATCCTTTATCAAAACAACGCTCTTTTTATTCATGCCTGCACCAGTCTTATGCCAAGCCCCACGTCCTTTAGACAGATTTTTTATACTTCTGGCCTTGGAACGTTTTGAATGATAAACCATTTTACGACCCTTGTTGCGAGAAATACAACCTTTTAAAAATCGTCCGGTAATTAAGTCTCTCTCAAATCGCTCAGGCGGTATATATAATTCACTCATTTCCGATTCGGTTATGAGCCATTTGCCGACACCGGCAAATGGCAGATTATTATTTCCTCCAAAAACTGTCTCCGGAGATTGACCGGGCCGTATCATCCGCAGTAAGCCGGATATACCGGAAGAAGTTCTGCTCAGACCTGTGCCCTGTCAGTCTCATGATCTCCAATGTCTTCATCCGTCCTGTAAGATACATGTTCGTAGCCGCGCTTCTTCTTGCCGTATGGCTGCTGACCAGTTCCCATTTCTCCCGGGTCTCCGTGACCAGCCTTCCTCCCTTCGTGTAGGAGAAAGTGATCCTGTCGGTAAGCCCTATCTCCCTCATGATGACCTTCAGATACTTGTTGAAATACTGTATGCACAGTCCTCCGGGTATGTTCCCGTCATATTTCTCGAATATCTCCCTTACATAATCATGAGCCGGGACCTTGACGTCCACATTGGTCTTCTTTGTCCTTTTTATGATGTATCCATCTCTCAAATTGTCTTTTGTCAATGTCGAATAATCGGAATATCTCAGAGCGGTCAGACAGCCTATGACGAACAGGTCACGTATCCGCTCCCTGGCCTTTCTTCTGTCCTGCCTCTCAAACTTGTAATAGTAGATCCTTGCGATCTCGTTCATCGAGAGGAAAACGGCATTTACCGGCTCCTCACGCAAATCTGTTCCGTCATAGGTGGCGTCTACGGCGTAATTGTACTGCGATGCCTTTCTGACGAGCGACTGTATCTTCTGGACATAGCCCGCTATGGTGTTGTGACGCAGCCCCCGGCTCTCAAGATAGACAATGAAGTCGTCCAGAAACTCCTCCGTCACGGAATTGGTGAAGATGTCACAGTCGAATTCGGTGGAAAACCTGTCTATGTGCCGGAGGACCGCATCATAAACCGCGGCATAATGTCCGGACCTGCGTTTTCCCCTTCTCTCAAGCATATCCCTTGCAAAGTCCGTGAAGTACACCCCCTCAAGCGGCCTGTCCTGCCGGAAATGGTTGATATAGTCCCGCCTGGGTTTTCCGGACCGTGCGGGAACCGTCACCTGCAGTGCTGCTAGACACCTCCCGTCCCGCATCCGGCCAGCCTTGCAATGATCGGGCGGAACTTTTCCTTTCTCAATCTCACATCATAATACGCGGTTGTCGCCCTGCATCTGGATATCTTCAGGAAGGAGGCTATCTCACGGAACAGATACCCTTCCTCATACGCCATATAGCAGAACAGCATCCTTGAATCGGATATGTTCCTGGATATCATCCGGGACAGGATCATTTCCTGCGAGACGCCCATCATTCCGGAGATCTCGTCCAGCATAAGCTGCATCGGTTTCTTTTTCTTGTTGTCTTTTCTCAGGTTCATAAGATTGTTTTTTAAAGGTTCTTAAATCTGTTTTAAAAGCACCGGCTCCTTATGCGGTGCCAGATGGTTCTTTTCCTGAAACTCTGCGGACGGAACGCCCTGTCACGCTTATGCCAGCCCTCCCGGCACCGGAGTCTTGATTCATCCAGTATATCCTCCATCGCGGATTTGAGACTCTCCAATTTTTCCACGGAGAGCAGCAGGTACTCATTCATTCCGTCCTTTTCCATACATCGCGAGATTTGGGGATTCGGGATCATAGGGCTCCACGGTGGTAAGGGTAACGGAGGATACGACCACGCGTCCGCTCCCTTTGCAGGCGGGACAGGTCATGGTACTTACGGTGTCCGTCAGCTCGTCCAGGTTCTCAAGAAAGCCCTGGCCGCAGCATGTGCGGCACAGGACTACATGGGGATGGTCAAACTTCCTTCTTATCATCACCGGGAAATTCAGGTTTCACATCAGCAGTGTAGGGATAGACATCCATAATGGCGGTCTCGGCCACCGAGCCGATGACATAGTCCGCCAGCGTGCCCTTCATCCCCTCGTCCAGCTTCTTTACGGCATCGCGAAGGTCGGAAGCCTGTACCAGTACGGTAGTGGGGGTCTTTTTCTCCGCTCCGCTCTTTTCGTCCAGCGTGATGAAGAACAGCTTACACTTGAACCAGCGGTCGGCCGCATCTTCCTCAGACGGGAACAGTTCGCTGTAACCGACGCGTTTGACGCCCGAAACAGTAAATTCACCGTTGATATACGGGTTCATTTCTTCAATAATACGGGCTTCCGCTTCCGTGAAGCTGAGCGCGTCGACCAGATAGGCTTCCGTTACTTTCCTGTTCATGCCGTTCTCCGCCACCTTCTCGTAGCGGATGGAACATTCAAACCAATTGTGCATCATAATTTACATCTTGTTAAATGAGGGTTCTATTCTTTTCCATTGATTGTTTCCGTCCTTTTCCTCGAAGTAGAAGCGGATCACCGTGCCTTCCACCACGTTGCTCTCACGGAAGAGCTGCATGATTTCCGAATATTCGGGGTCGTTGAAGTCGTCCTCGAGCTCGTACAGGCGGGAGATGGACTTGTAGTCAAGATCCCCGGCCTCGTTGCGCTGGAGCAGCGACATGGCCAGCTTGTACATGGGGTTGCGCCCGTCATCGCCCTTCTTGCCGATCCATGCGTTCAGGTAGTCCACTAGGCGCTTCTCTGCCACGTCGGCCCTCTCGTCGAAGCCCTTGACCCGGTTCCCCTTGACGGAAACCTTGAAGGTGTCGTTCTTCACCTCGAACCCGAGCTGCTCGTCACGTTTCAGACCGCCGTACTCCTTCAGCTGGTCATAGTAGGCGGTGGCCTCCTTACGGAGCCATTCCTTGAACTCCTGACCGTCCTTGATATACTTGCGGAGCTTCCTCTCCACAGAGGCGAGGAATCTGGCACGCAGCTTCTGGTAGTTCTTCTTTCGGTCCCCGTCCTTTCTTTTCTTTTCGGCCTGCAGCTTGCTTAGCAGGGCCTCACGTTCCTTTTCAGATAAATTCTTGATATCCATATCTGTTCTTATTTATTAGTGAATAAATTCCTGAATAAATCAGGGTCGATTATCTCCTCGTTGCAGTCAACGTTCTGTTCTATGGCTGTCTGGCATTCCTAGCAGAGATGGTTCACGGTCATGTGGTTGTTGTATTCACAGAACACCTTCCCGCACAGCCCGCACCGGGCGAACATCGGCTGCACGGTGTCCGCGTCCTCCCGGCAGATGTCCAGCCCTTTGGCGTGGCAATCGGCACACATGTCAGCACATTCCTTTTCGAATTTCGTCTTTTCCATTGTCATCATTGTTATTGTTATTATCGTTTATCCATGCTACCAGAATCCATAACATGGCGTTCAGTGACCATGTTTTCGCCCAGAAGTCATCATTAACTATCATGCCCGTGAAAGCCGAGAGGGCGGATATCACATACACAAGGTGCTTTATTCTCATACCTCCTCCTTCCGTCTTATGGCCTTCAGCTGTTTCAGTGTGGCCTTCAGTTCCTCCAGATTCTGGCTTGACACCGGCTTCCTGCATCCTCCGTGGCTCTTCAGGAAGGAGGTGATCTTCGCCTTGTTCATCTCAACCTCCACGGGATTGTCGCTGCGGTAGCTCCTGTTGAGAAAACCGATGTCCATTGACACGGCGTAAATGGCCTTGACCAGTGCCAGTTTCTCCCGTCTTTCCGGATCCTTTCTCCCGTCGGGATCGAGCAGCGTCCCGATCAGCCTTGCGGCCTCGCTTTTGCACAACTCCGCGGACGTCGTTGTCCGTCCGCCGCTGAACTGCCGGACAAGATGCCTGTATTCATCCTCGTCCAGTCCGAACTGCCGTCTGAGGCGGTGTATGCACCGCTTCTGGGCATTTGTCGCGGGTAATTCAATTGTCTTGTTCATTGCTATTGCTGTTAAATGGTTCGTCACTGTTCCTGAGCCAGCATCTCTCATAGCCCTCCTTCCAGACCACATAGAATCCTTTCGGACCGGGAACACCACGGCTCATGTACCGGGCGCAGAACCCGTTCACCTCTATGCGGGAGAAGCAGTCCCTCTTGACTCTGTAGGCCACCGTTCCCTGCACTTCCTTCCCCTCCACATGGGAGATGTATACGAATATCTTCTTCCTGTATTTCTTCCTGAGCTCGACCAGCTGTTTGGCGGTGACGTCCATCTCGCCTTCAAGACTCTGCAGGGAGTCGATGATGACCACGTCCGGGGATCTCTGTTTCCCGAGGAATTCGTCAAACTCCTCGAAAGTGGGGACCTCGTCCCAGAACAGCATCCCGCTCCTTGACGAATTCATGAATCCGAGCAGGGAGTCCCTGAAATCGGACTCGACACCCATCTCAAGGGAAATGAACAACACCTTGTAGCCGATACGGTCAAACTCCCTGGCCAACTGGAAGGTGAAGGAGGTCTTTCCCTGTCCGGACTTGCCGTATACGATCCACGCCCCGGACTTCTGCCTCTTTCCAAAGGCATCCATGAAATCCTTGGAAAAGGGGATGTATTCGTATTTTTTGTTCAATATGTTGTCAAACGACAATGACCTGATCATAAGCCGGCTCCTCCGTTGCTGATTTCCTGTCTGATTACCACATTGTCTATCATTCCCGAAAGCTCGCGCAGGTCATCGGCGAACAATACCTGGCGGGGATCGTCCTCACGCGGCTGCTTCTTGACCTTGGGAAGTTTTCCCCATATCTCTTCCGCCGTCTCCCTGTCCTGCACGCCGTTGGCCATACAGATGGCGATGACATCCTTTTTGGTAGCGCCCAGAAGGGTGATGTAATTGCGGCCGAAACGCCCGTCTATCTCGTCATACCCTTCGATACGTCCCACATACCGCCTGATATTGCGCTCCAGAGTCTCCGTGCCGGCCACCAGACACCCCATGCGCCCCAGCGTGTCATCATACAGGGGAATAAGCGTGCACATGGCCGAATGCGTGAGCTTGCCGGCATCATCTATCAGCAGGACAGGCTTATAGGAGGACAGGGAATTCATGTGCGCGATGCACAGGTCCAGCAGACTGTCATTATCCATATAGCGCGTCACATTCTCTCCCATGGCCTGTGCCAGTTTGGTAAGGAACTTGCGGCTGCTCCATTTGCGGCACTTGATATATACAACCCCCTTGTCACCGCACAGATTGTACAGGTCAATCAGAGACTGGGTCTTTCCGCTTCCGCTGCGGCTGCTGATACATACCCATTTGCTCTTTCCCCTGGCAACCTCGAATGCCCGCTTCACCTGCCGGTAAGAGGTTACGGTATCAACCACATTGCGGGAATTCTCATAGAAATAAAGGCCTGTGGCGATCCTGACCGCCAGGTTGTCGTCATTCGCGCCGTACTTGCCGGAACGGAACTGGGACATCGCCGCATCGGACACGCCGCAGCGACGGGCCAGTTCTGAAGGTTTTGAACCACGTTCTATCAAATTCTCTATGTACTGTTTCAATGCTTCCTTATCCATAATTATGCTGTTTTTAAAGTGTTATTAAATCATCTTGAAAAATTCATGTCGGCGTCGTCCCATTCGTAATCGTCATCCGCAAGAGGGGACGGAACCCTGAGAGGTCCGGGCGCAATCTCTTCAAAATCCACGTCCTCCACCGTCTGGCCGCGCGCCTCGTACTTGCGGTCCTTGTGCCGTCCCCGGCTGTCGGTGAGCAGGGCGCGGTCCAGCAGGCTGTTGCTCTTGAGAAGCGGGTTCCGCTCCTGCATGGCGGTTATCACCTCGTCCACCTGCTCCTGTCTGGCCACATACCGCCGCTCGAACTGCCGGTTGAACTCGTCCACCTTCCTGCGGTGCTCGAAATGTTCGGGTTTCTGGTCGATCAGGGCCATCGGTGTCTTCATGTCACGCTGCATGAGGAACTTCAGATCCCCCGTTTCCTTTGCCAGCCGGTGCCCTTTGGTGGATTCGGCATTGACGATGAGCACCTGCGACAGATCGTCGGGATCGTAGTGCACGGACCAGTCCTCGTGGAAATGGTTGCGCAGCTCCATGTCGAAACTCTCGTAATTGATCCTCTCCCCGAAGAGCTCGATCAGCAGGCCCTTGCCGGTGAGCCGGTTGGTGCGCCCCGTCGTGTCGCCCATAAGAAACAGGTATTCCTCGTCGCAGAACGGCATCCGGCGTTCCATGGGGGTGCGTTCCCATGCGGCCATGTACGCTTCCAGCTTCTTGGCCCGCTCCCTTTGCATGATGCCGTGTATCTGCGCCAGCACGCCCTCCTCGTCGGGGATCAGGTGGCGGTTCTTGTTCAGGATCTCTATATTGGGCTGGGAGCCGCGCCTGCTGTTGATGTTCACACCGCTCCAGTTCTTCTCCAGCTGGTAGTACGTCTTGTTCAGATAATTGAAGTACGGCTCGATGATCTTGGCCTTGGCGTTGTGGAGCGCGGCGGGAATGTAGTGCACCGTCATCGCCTCATAGAACGGAACCATTACCCCCTTCTGGTAGTTGTCACTCTGCAGCTGCAACGGCTTGTACCGTGCACCGAACAGTTCCCGGGCGTGCCTGATGGCGTTGCGCAGCGCCTCGCGTATCAGCGCCGGGCTCTCATGGTCGCCGACGGCGTATCCTATCGGGTACTTGCCGCAGGCGTCCAGCACCACCACGATGGTCTTGCGGTTGTGGTAGGTGGTCTTCTTGTAAGTCCTTGTCTCGCCGTCCACCTTTTTGTCCATCGGCTGCCTCTTCTGGTAGACCAGTTCCACGTCCCATCCGTCCAGTGTCCAGTAGGTCATGGCGGTCTTCGGAGCCTCACGCTTGTGCTGCATCTCAAGGGAGTTCCTCAGGACAGTGGTTCCGCGCTGGTGCCCCAGGGTGGTGGATTCCATCATCTTCCGGTACCTGTCCACCGTGACAGGGCTCTTGATTTCCGGTTTCCCCAATATGGAGGCTATCTTGTTGTACTGTTCCATTATCTGTGCGTTGTTCAAATTCATGTGCTGGGAAAGCAGCTTGTGCATGATCGCCTCGTCCTCCTCGTCCCTAATCAGGGCGGCGGACGTGTTGCCCTTGTTCTTATGCACCAAAGCGATGAAGCCTTCCGACTCATACTGGTCCACTTTACGTTTGAGCGTCTTTCCCGTCGAAGGAAGTTTGTGGGGATAGCGGGTGTTGCCTTTGCTGTCCCGCACCTTCAGCAGGTCGTTCACCATCTCACTCAGCCTGTCCCATACGTTGAAACGGGAGCCGCCACGTCCGAAACCGCATTCCGCATTGCTGTCACGCAGCCGGATGACTGCATCCAGGACACGTGCCTGGAGCGTATAGAGCGTGACCTTCTCCGGTCTGAGCGGCTTTCCCGCACCGTCCCTGTAGGTGGTGAAGAAGGAGTAGGCGGCTTCATTGTACCCTACCGCCCTCTCAAGCGGGCTGGTGGCGGCACGTTCGACATCCTCATGGGGATCACCATAATATTTGATGTATAATTGCTGTATGTATACTTCCAGCGAGTCGAACTCCACCAAAGCGGGGCGTCTGAGACTGGCACGCTCGGCAACAACAATCTGCTTTCTGTTCACCTTCGTGTTATATGTTCCTAACGGGAGGAAGCCCTTCTCGGAGCCCACCTTGCGTTTCGGATCATACATGATCAGCTCGTTGGCGTAGATACATACCTTGTCATTATAGATTACAGCCATATCAACCGTTTATTGTTTAACCTTGTGCGGTTTCCGGCGTCGGACCGGAAACGAGGGCCGCCTTCCGGCTCCCTGACCGCGTGTCCTATTTTTCCTCCCTGTAATACCTTTGTCCAATAAGGGAAAGGCAACATACGACTGCAAGGACCGAGGCGGCGAGATTCTCGTTGAAAGTGGGACGGAGGTTGTCCGCCAGTCTGAGCACTACCACAAGGCCGATGACTGCGGCCGCTATATGGATTATTCTGAATGTTTTCATTGCTTTCGGTTTTTAATTAAGGGCGCATCCGGATAAAGATAAAGTGTCGAATTTTAAAATTATTGCCGGATTGGACGCGCCCTTCAGGGTTTATTGTTATTTTTGCTATGTCGAATTTTAAAAATTATTAGTCATGAATGATGAATCTATTGACACCTATCAGGTAACTGTTTCTTGCAGGGCTACTAATGAGGCTGCTATTAAAAGAGTGTTTAAAATATTATCCGGTTTTGGAGAAGCATGGAAGCCCGGTCTTCTGTTTATGACATCCAGCCTTTCGGACAAAAACAAGACTTCTCCATACAAACTAGGGGAGATAGCCTTCTTCCTGGATAATAACCCTCTACTGATCCATACTTTTACGCTGGCTGTCAACATTGTCAGTCAATATATCCAGTCTTCTGTTTCGGAATGTGTTCTCGATCTTCACGAGACTGGGGTAGTGAATACATAAGGGTCTTGCAGGACGCGCTCCGTCCACTGTCGGCGTGATAGGGAAAGCCAGACGGGCGATTTCGGCTGAATATACATAAATACTGTTCTCGTCACGGGAACCTTCCTTGGAGGTTTCCGCTGCCAGCTTGTGCGCCAGCTCCTCTATCTGTATCGCAATCTTGCGCACTTCGTCAAATTGAATATCAAATTTCATGGTGTGTTAATTTTAATTGTTAATAATTCTATTCCTCTTCATCATCTTCTTCGATATGCCGTGATATCTGGTTGAACCGTGCTATCGGAATGCCGAAGATTCTTACTACGAAAAAATGTCCGGGCTCTACATTCTGGAACACTTCATCAATCTCAATCAGTGTTCTTATAGCTTTTTTCTTTTTCATCGTTTATAGATTAATAAGTGTGTTGATTTTGAACTGGTTTATTTTTCGATTTCCTTGACCAGACGCTTCGCTCCGGCTATGTCCCATATCTTGTCGACCATTTCCGCGACTTTCATGTCGGTTGTCGGTCCTATCTTCACCATCACCGCCCCTTCGGCGTCCTGGTCCTTGGGAATGATGATGGGGCAGAGCATCCCGTATTCACGCCAGATCGTTATCACGATCCTCAGGTATTCAAGGTTGATACCCATCGTATAAGTAATCATCCCTGTTCCTCCCATTCTATCAGTAGTTGTCTGTACACCGGAACAGGTTCGGGATATATGATGCCTTTGTTCTTGTGGGATATGGCCAGCTTCGTCAGCCTGTCGGCTATACGGCGGCTCATTGTGTTGCCGGAATACACCTTGCATACATGGGAGTAGGTGACTTTCATGTTGACGGCGACCGTTTTCAGATCATTCCGATTGAGATAACGGCACACAGCCTGTTTCCAGTCGATGAAGTCCGGACGGTACTTGGGTGCGGGAAGTGTCGGACGCTGTGCCGGACGAACGGAGTAGCCGCCGGTACGGCGGATGGAGGGGAGAACCTCGTTAGTTACCCATTTGCGGAAGGCTTTTGCTTCGGGCTTGCGGGAAAGGAAGATCAGATGGTATAAACCAGACTCATTTACAACTGTAATTTGCTGATTTCCACCGAGGGTGTCCATATTTGTGGACACCCTTTCATCGTCATCCAGTTTGGATAAAAAATCGCGATACTTGCTGATCCCAATAGAATAGCATACATCTTTCCCAGAAAACCAAGGTTCTCCATTAATCATTTTGACTCTGATGTTAACACCAATGTTCTCATTGAGGTAGGTTTGCAGACCTGTTGCCTGCTGGTTGTTGTTCAGTGTTTCCATAATAATACATTATTAATTAGTACGTTCCGCTTTCACATTACCCTTGTTGTCGAGTATTCTGACTGTTTCATGCTTGGCGATTTCGTCAACATTGTACAGCTTGCTGTCGTTCCGTTTCTTGGCGGCTTCCCAAATCGCAGGGGCTTTACCACCCTTTTTCTGACCGGACAACACCTGTCCGACATAGGCCATTGTTACTTTAAAGGCGATAGCAAGTTCCTTCTTGCCTTGTGCGCCTAACTTAATTACTTGTCCCAT